TTCTTGACTTTTAGCAACCGACTTGCTAAAAAAATTAAAAAAATGTTAAAAAAGTATTGACAAATAAATCTCAATTTGATATAATTATAATGTAATCAATAAGGAAAGGGAATGATTAAAAATGATTAAAAAAGTTGATTTAAAAAAAGAAAGATATTTAATGTTCATTGATACTGAAACAATAGGAACATTAAATGTAAAAGAAAGTGTTTTACCATTTGAAATTGGTATGAAAGTATTAGATACTGAAACAAACAAAGTTGTTAAAGAAAAAAGTTATCTAGTTAGAAAATTCTTTAATAATAAATACATAATGTTATCAACATTTAGTGCTACAAAATATCCTGACTATTTTGAAAAGTTAGACAATGACAAGAGATATAAAACAATGAGTGTTAATGATATTTCAAAAGACATTGAAAAAACTATTTCAAGATATTCAATAAAAATAATGGTTGCACACAATGGTAATTTTGATAAAACCGCTATGGCAAGATTATTTGAAGATTTTGGAGTTGATAATCCATTTGAAAACATTGATTTACTTGATACAATGGAATTATCAAAAGTAATCACTTTCTCAAAAGATTATGCAAATTATTGTATAGCAAATAAAGATAGATTAAATAGTGTAAAAGATAGTTGCTTTATTACAAATAGTGGTAGAGTAAGAACTACGGCACAAGCAATTTATTGTTATCTATCAAATAATAGTCAATTTGAAGAAGCCCATGACGGTCTTAATGACATTGATATTGAAATAGAGATTTTTAAGAAATCATTAGAGTTATTAGGTAACACAATGGTTGCTTTAAATACTTCTCCAACTTGGCGTGATTATAGTGTTGTTTATGAAGATTAAATAATCTTTATAAACACACTATTTTTTGGACAACTCTTATTAAAAAACTTGTATGTTTTTTAATATTATAATAGGAGGTAAAAAAATGAAATTTATACAAGGATATGAAAATTTATATAGTATCGATGAAAATGGAAATGTTTATTCGCATCGTAGTAATAAATATTTAAAACCTAATGATGATGGACATGGTTATTTGTATGTAAATCTTTGTTATTTTGGACAACATAAAAGTAAAAAAATTCACAGGTTAGTTGCGGAAACTTTTATTCCTAATCCAAATAATTTGCCATGTGTAAATCATAAAGATGAAAATACTCATAATAATAATGTTGATAATTTAGAGTGGTGCACTTATGAATATAATAATACTTATGGAAATAGATTAAATAATATTGTTCAAAAAATTATTGATAAAGATGACCACAAACAAAAAGTAAAAGTTGTAAAATGTAATAAAAATACGCATGAAGAAATAAGTGTTTATAAATCAATAGGGGATGCCGCAAGAGATGTCAATGGAAGTCATTCTAATATTATTGCTTGCATAAAAGGTCGCCAAAAAAGTTCTTATGGATACTGGTGGAAATATTACGAAGAAGACTAAAAGTCTTCTTTTTTTATTGCGGCGGGGGTCGGTCATTCCGCATCAAACCTACTATTTCCGCTTGACAATTTTTAAAATTTTTGATACAATATTATTGTAAAAGATAGAAAAGAGAGAAAGGAAAAGTGGAAACATTAATGACGATTTATGTTTTAATCACTAGTGATAAAACAATAAGTGGCGTTTACTCTAGCAAAAACAAGTTAATCTCTGACCTTACTACTACATTAGCGGCAACCGCTATTGATAGAGTAGAAACTTGAGAGGTTGACAAAGGTTTTGTAGATTATTTGAAAATTAGTAAACAAACGACAGTCACTATTGAAAACTAGTGGCACTAAGCACGTAACCCCGTAAAAGGTTCGTGCAGGTGTCGTTTCCACACAAACCCGACCTCCTCAGCATTTTCGCACGAAAAAAGTCTCATTTCCGCGATTTTTTATTTTGCCCAAAACTTACGAGCGGCCCGCGCACGCACGATGCGGGCCGAAATTTTTATTATACCACAGCTTTCGAGTTTTGTCAAGTGTTTTTTGCAAAAAAACTTTTTTTATTTTTTTCACAAAACTGCTTGACAATTTTTTAATAATTTGTTATAATTATAATGTAATAAATGAGAGAGAGCAAAGCAAAAAATAAAAATAAAAAAATTAAAAAAAATGCTTGACTTATTTATTAAAAAATGTTATAATTATATTGTAAATAAGAAAAGGAGTTAAAAAGTTTTAAAAAATATTTTTAAAAAAATTAAAAAAAACTATTGACTTTTAAAAATACTTATGATATAATAAGTATGTAAATAAGAAAAGAAACAATAGTTAAAAAATTAAAAATATTTAAAAAAACTATTGACAACAAAACTTATTTATGATATAATATAAATGTAATAAGAAAAAAAATAACTTATTACAAAGCCAAAAGAAAGGGAGATGATTAAAATGGCTGAAACAAAAAAATTAACAAAGAGAGATTATTTCGCTCAATTAAAGGAAATAGTAAAGGATAATGCAGAGTTAGTTGCATTTATCGACCACGAAGTTGAGTTATTAACTCGTAAAAATAGTGGAAACTCACAAACTAAAACTCAAAAAGAAAATGAAGTTGTTTGTGAAATGTTAGTAAATGAGTTAGCAAAAATCGCTAAACCTATCACTATCACTGATTTAATGGCAACAAGTGAAGTTGTAAAAAATTATGTGTTAGAAAATGGAAATCATTTAACTAACCAAAAAATCAGTGCTTTACTAAAACAATTAGTTGAAAGCAACAAAGTTGTAAAAGTTACTGATAAGAAAAAATCTTACTTCTCAGTAAGTGAATAAGATAAGGACTTGACATTGTAAAGTGTCAAGTCCCTATTTTTTTATTTTACACTTTACATTTACTTGACGGCTCGCGACTGGCCGCCGCGAGCCGAAAATTCTATTATACCACATCTTTGGCATTTTGTCAAGAGAAAAATGAAAATTTTACACAATTTTACACTTCCCAAAACCTAGATCCTGATCCTGATCCGACACACCAGGGTGCGTTGTTCGAGATTTATTAAGTTTACTCAAAATTTGCGACAACTAAAAAATTTAAAAATTTTTTAAAAAATGCTTGACTTATTTTTTTATTTATAGTATAATTAAAGTGTAATAAGAAAGGAAAGGCAATAGCAAATAAAAAAATATTTAAAAAAATTAAAAAAATGCTTGACTTTCTAATTACAATATGATATAATTAATATGTAAGTGAAAGGAGATTGATAATATGGAAAAAAGACTTACAAAAAAAGATTATTTTGAAATGATTAAGGGGGTATGTGCTGATAGAACTGATATCGTTGATTTCTGCAACCACGAAATAGAATTACTATCACGCAAAAACTCAAAGAGTGGGGCAACTAAAACTCAAAAAGAAAATGAAATAGTTGCAAATATGCTTGTTGAAGAACTTGCAAAAGTTGGTAAACCAATTACAATTACTGACTTAATGAATACAAGTGAAATTGTCAAAGGTTATACACTTGAAAATGGAAACAACTTGACAAATCAAAAAATAAGTGCTATCTTCAAACAACTTAAAGATAATCATAGAATTGTTAGAGTTGTTGACAAGAAAAAATCTTATTTCTCAATAGGGGAATAAGATAGGCGGAAATGGTCGGTTGATACAACCATCAACCGACTACCGCAAAATCAATAAGAGATACTTCTTATTGAAATATTTTAAAAATAAAATATTTGAATAAGGAGTTGTGTTTTGGTAGTTTCGTTCTCCCTCATGGCTATAAAAAAAGATAACAAATTAAGTTTTGTTGCCCAATGTAAAAAAAATCTTCAAAACTACTTTTATCTCTTATTGAAAAAAATAAAAAAGGTATTGACTTAATAATAATAGTATGGTATAATTAAAATGTAATAAGGAAAGGGTGATATTATGAAAGATTACAAAGTTAATGGAAAAGTTATTGAAATGACACTTGAAAATGGAAAAGTTGTCAAATGTGCTACTGAATGGGTAGAAAAATCAATGAAAGCACTTGATACTGATATGGAAGATGTTCTTCTAATGTGGCTTGAAGATAATGACTACATTGTAAATGAAGAACAAGAAGAACTTGACAAACAAGCAAAGGGCAAAGTTAAACTTGTTGCAAAAACTGAAAAACCAGTCAAAAAAACTCCAAAAGAAAGAGTGCAAAAAGAAAACCCTACAAAAGAGTTAATTATACAAACTATTTACAATGCTTTACAACAAATTGACAATATTTCAAGTGTAAATGTTGAAAACAAAGCAAAATTGATTACATTTGAACTAAATAATGAACAATTTAAGGTTGATTTAGTACAAAAACGCAAACCAAAGGCGTAAAAAGTGTCAAATTGACACTTTTTTTATTGTTTTTTGGCGGATTTACGTCAATTTACATGTAAATTTACATGTCAACGGCGCGACACTGGCCGCTCTGCGCCGAATTTTCACAAAGTCAAGCCTTTTTGCATTTTTTTCGCTAAAAAGTTGAAATTTGACACTTTCTTTACACTCCCAAAACTATTGACGCTGACCCCGTCAGCAGTCCTATATGGTCGCAATTGACCCGTAAAGCCGACCGGGGCCACCATATGCAATTTTTTCGTGGATTTTTTGTCTCTGCCGATCGGGACCAAATTCCCATAATATATGCTTGACTTTTATAAAAAAATATGTTATAATATAAAAAAAGAACTTAAAAGCCGATCGGGTGATCGGCGACCGCATGTTTATTTGATTATTTTAATAAATTATATTATAATATAATGGGAGAGTATTATTATTATATATATTTATATTTATATTTCCCCTTTAATTATATCATAAATAAAATAAAAAATCAAGAGAAGATCATTAAGCGGGAGCGGTGTTTTAATTTATATGCAAGAGGAAAACGATAAGGACAAAATAAAAAAGATGGTTGGACGGGACCCGAGCCACGTCTAAACCACCATTCTATATCATTTCTACCATTTCTATATATTTATTATAACCTTATTCCCCATAACCGCATTCAAACAACCACTACTTTTAATAAAGTTATAATAAATTTTGCAGTCTCTTATATTATATAGAAACTGCAAAAAATGTTATAAGTTTGCTTCTTTAATAAACATATCTGCTCCACTTAAAACTCTTAATCATCTATCTTCATCTGCATCTTTCATTAGATTAAATATTCTATCTACAAAAGCAAAGCTATAAAATTTATTATTATATGCTAATCTTAAAAAATAATCCTCATTTATATTTAATTTTCTTCCAGTTTTCTTTTCTTTAGTACTAAAATAATAATGTTCATAAACTCCATTATTTTCTATTTCAATAAAACTATCATATTCCATTTTTAATCCTCCTTATTCCCAGTTAAAATCTTCAGTTGTTAATTGTTTTGCGGCAACATTTTCATTTCTTACCACAAGAGTACCTTTAGTAATGCGGCAATTAAATAAAGTTTCTAATTCCGCTTTAAATGACATAAAACCACTCTTATTCAAATTTCTTATTTCACAACTTAAATCATATGCTTCTTCTTTAGTTAATTCACCATTCTCAACCATTTCTCTAATTAATATATCTTGTTCTATATCAGTCCCAAAATACTTTTTCATTACTTCTTTTTTTATTTCCTGCTCCTCTTCTGTAAAAGGTTCCAATATAGATATACCATCTTCTTGGTCATAAACCTTACATCATAAATATTTACAATATCCTATTTTTCCCATCTCTTTAAAAGCTACACCAAACAATAATTTCTTTGCATCAAGAGTATATCTATATGCAGTATCTTTTCCTATTGTTAACTCATCAGAATATTTCTTCATAATCTTATTATTAACATTTGTACAAGTATCCAATCCAGATTCTGCTCATTCTTCATCAAAAACTTTTAAAATTAATTTTTTGCTATCACTACGCCCCTTAATATAAACATCATCCCCCGGATTTTTTATACCCCTAATTTCAATACCCCCATAAACAATATCAAAATCAGCATAGTCCTCTAATTCGCGGAGATACCTCTCTTTATTATTTCTAAAAGTTTGCGCCCTACTTTTTCCTTTTAAACCAAACCAGGCCGCAATTTCATCTGTTTTCATTTTTCCTAATTTTAAATGTATGTCTGCCATAATTTACCTCCTCTATTATAATTTAAAAAATAACTATAATAAATATTATAACTTTGCCCTAACTTATAATTTTTTATTAAAGTTATAACATTTCTTGCAGTCTCTTTAATATATATATAAACTGCAAAAAATGTTATAAGTTCATTTAGAGTGGGAGATTCATCACTTCGTGATGAATACACCCCCTCATCAATAGGGTAATAAAAATAGATAGCCCCTAATTACTATCTATTTCTATTTTTCTTATATACGGAATAGATGCATAATAACTAGTAATCTTATCATCAGCAACCCCGCAATAACCAAAGTTTAACTTAAACCAAAGTCAAAATATTAGCAAATTTTTCATATCTAATCAACTTTATAATTGTGCGCGGCAATGCGTCCCTGTTCAAAAAAAACAGTAAACATATCTCTAATATCATCAACAGGAATAAAACCTCCATCAGGAGTTGCAATTATATCCCCTTCAAATATTTTATTTCCATCTATATCGCGGTAACCGGTATATTGCCCTATAGAACTAGGTTCAACCTGCCACTCATCTCCGCACTTATCAATTATAGTATAATTAAGCGTAAGACAACCATAAACTCATTTCTCTTCGTCTTTAGAGTATCCCCTAAATAAAATCTCACGCATAAATTGTTTTGTTGCTCCTTTCTAAATCGTATTTCTCGTATCGTCTTAATAAAAATCGTGTTTTCTAAAAATGCGTATTTTTTAGCAACTCAGGGAAAACCTAATTAGATTTAGGTTTTCTTTTTTGTATTAAATCAATCTTGAAACTTTCGTTGTTTAACTCAAAAGTAATAAGTTTGCCCTTATTTTCTACTACGATATTAGTAGTTCCCTCAATAGCCTCAATACATTTAAAAATTTCTGATATAACCATTTCTTTTGTAGGATTTTCTTTCACTGTTCTAACAGTTTTTTTCTTTTCTTTTGCACCGTCCCTGATACCTTTTCTAGCTGCGGCAAGTGATTTATTCTCTTTTGCGGCTGCACATAACTCTTCTTGTTCTTCATTTTCAAGGTAGCCCTCATCTTCAAGCCAAGTTAAAACAGCTTCATCCATATCAATATCAAGCATTTTAACCATATTTTCAAGATAGCTAGTCATAGCCTTTACAACTTTTCCGTTTTCAAGAGTAATATCAACTACTTTTCCATTAATTACATAATTTTCCATATTATCCACCTTCCCTTTCTTATTTGACAATATTTCTAATTTTTATTATTTTTTCATTTTCTATATATATTATAACATATTTTTTTTAAAAAGTCAATAGTTTTTTTAAAATTTTTTTAAAATCTTTTGCGGGATCCGGTTACAAGCTGATCTGATCTGGATCATATGCCCGGAACTCGATTGCCGCAACTATATATGTTGATGCACTAATTCTTTAATTCATATATTTACTTGTTCATATCCATATTTTGCAATAAGTTTATTTAGATTATCATAAATAAGTTCTCAATTTTCTTGTTTGTATAAATTGTTTTGTTCTGGTGTTACTCATCTTAAATTTTCTAATCTATTGTCGCTTCTTTTTCCATTTATATGGTCTACATAAAAATTATCCATATTTTCAATAGGATTAAAGACTTCCATAATTAATCTATGGGCTTTTTTAGTCATCCCATTGGCGGGCACTTGTATATATCCATCAGTAGAAGATTCACTACAATATACTCTTTTTGATATTCTGTTTCGAATATATCCATTTTTATTAAATTCTAAATCTGGATATTTTTCGCATAAGACTCAATCTCCTTTTATGCTATCATCTTGAATTATTTCATAATATGCAATGCCATTAGAATTTCCTGTATATCGTAAAGTAATACCCCTATTTTTTGCATATTCAATTTTTTTATTAGCTCCATTTGCAACTTGTTTTGTTCAATTATATTTTTTTATAAGTTCTTGTCAAGTATATACATTTTGATTATTATCTTCTATTATTTCATATAAATTATGAGGATATTCTTTAAGTATCACTCCTTTTGTTGCGGCAGCATTTAATCTTAAGGGTTTAGATTGAATAAAATTTCAATGATATTTTTCACAAATCTCTTTAAATGTATATAATTGTAATCCATCTTGGATAATTCAAAATGTTCTTTCTCTTTGTCTTTGTTCTTGAGTTGGTTCTATTAATACTCCATTTTGACAAGCAAAGGTTATTTTTCTATCATTGGTTGATAATCTTTTATCTTGAATATCTCAATGATATTTTTCAACTAACTCTTTAAATGTATATATTTTTCTTTCCATAAAAAAACACCTCTTTCTATTATTATGTGAATTTTCTTTAAATAAGATTTTTCACTTTTGATAATAGATTTGGTGTTTTTATTTTATTCTGCTATTGTAAAATATGCTCTTTTTTTATCTTCTTCTCTGCGGATTCTTCCTGCATCTTTTAATTTCTTAACTAATGCAGATAATTTTTGTGCTGATTTGATTTCATCGCTTTCAACTGCTTTGAATAATTCAGTTATAGTTACTGGATGTCCAGCATTAGCAATTGCTTCAAATATAACTTCAACTAATTTCTCGTTTTCTTTTTGAGTTTTAGTTTGTCCATTTCTTTTCTTAGATACTAACTCAATTTCGTGATTTAAGAATTCTACTACTGCATCAGTATCTTCGATATTAGCTCCTTCTACGATTTCGATTAATCTTCCAAACATTTCTTTTTTAGTCATTTTCTTTTCCATTATTATCACCTCATTTAACCTTTCTTTTTTTATTATTTTTTCTATTTAAACACTTCATAGTGTTGAGAAGATTTAGTGAAACTCTTTCGCTTATAAGAAACCTGCGGCAATCGCTAGGATTAAGAAGAACAGCCTCGTCACTAAGGATTTTTCACTTATGGCTACGGCTCTTTGGTCTACCAGCCTTAGTAAGTTTCATAAACTATTTTTCTTTCTTTTTCTATATATATTATATAATAATTTTTAATTATTATCAAATAACATTTTTGAATTGGCTAATATATTTTCCCACTACGAGGATGGTATATACTTAGCTCCTTCTACCAACAGGGAGTACCAATTATATGCTTTTTCTTTTTCTATATATATTATATAATAATTTTTTAAAATTATCAATATAAGTGTTTTTATTAGGCTTCCTTTTGATAATGGAGATAAATCATATGGAAAACACTTAAAACCTTTCACGATAGCAACTCCGAATAGGTGTTCTTAATTGGATTTGAACCAATATGTCGCGGCTTCGATCCGCTTAATTCTACCATTGAATTATAAGAACATAAGGAAAGGGTGGCTATTTTTTACTTTACTAAATAGTATTTCAACCGTAGCCAACGGATACTCACACTTTCGCTAGCAGTGAGCCGCATTATGTTTAACTCTTGTAAATAATGATTACTTTTCTTATTTACATATATATTATATTATATTTTTTTATAAAAATCAATATGTTGAGTTGAGGCTCAGGACAATCTTTTTATCCTCATTCTGCGGTTGCACCCTGATTACTCTATATATATTATAATTACCTACATTTTTATCCACATTCTCTGTCACACATCAGAACTTAATCAATGCGACGGGATCGGGCCCGCGTGAGGAGTTCTCATATTGGTTGCCTCAGGTAATTATTATCATTTACAGCAAGTCAGACGCATCCGACTTACCAAGTGAGCTCCGAAGAGACATCACCGCAATTTTTTATCAAAGTAAGATATATTCAACCAAATGGCTGTCCCGAAGTAGCCTCCCATTTTTTATATCGGTGTTTTATTATTAAAGCCTCTTAATTGGAGTGTTACTTTAATAATTGCTACAATAGAATATATCAATATTATTGCCGCCTAACTCTGGTCGCGGCTTGGCACCACCCATTGAACAATCGCTACTAAGTAGCTCAGACGTCCCTATTTCTATACCGCCAGTTCAGTCCATCACTGCGTATTGTTACTTCTATATGAACCAAGTGGTCATATGACTCGAACCCCCTGATTTATTACATATAGGTAGCCGCAAGCACGTGGGTGCATTCCCTCTGGTCCCGGTCTAAGTTTAAACTTCAACGGAGAAGTTTTTGATAAAGGAGAACTTCTAGATTAACCGCACCCTGCTTCAACTTAGCTCATGGGTTCCTCGATAACTCCTAATTTATATTTTTTCTTTTGTTATATATATTATATTATATTTTTTAAATATTATCAAATATATTACATTATCCTATCATTATCAGCATAACCTTCGGCTTCTAAGTCTTCAACTAAATTCTTTAATGTTTTTAAAGTTGCGTGATATGTTGCTACATTTAGCAATCTTAGAAAAGCCCTTATTGCCATATCTGTGGAGATGTCCTCATTTAATATTATGTTAGTTTCTATATTATATGGTTGTCCATCAAAGACATCATAATCATATGGTTCTTGAACATAATTCATTTTAATCATATCAATTCATCTCCTTTTCTTATTACATATATATTATATAATAATTTTTATAAATTATCAATGATTTAACTTTAGGCGGAGATACGGATTTGAACCGTAGACTCCCTGTGAAGAGGCGTTTTCCCACTAAACTATCTCCGCCCTCTATTAAACCTTTTTTGTGAATGAAACGAGTTGTTCCTCACGCTACGCATACTTCTTTAACTTTTAATTCACCTTCGCTATCGTAGCAATTTTCTAGTTTGCGGCAACGCGTACTTTAGTTCTATGACTATTTGGCGGCAACACACATTCTAGCTACAGAGGCTCGCCTATCAATCTACAACAGCTTATAAATTGATAGCCAAGTCTTTGCAGACCTAACAAATTAAATAAGTTATATGACTTTGAAGAGTTAAGAGGCTCGCTCACGCCTTTGTTTATAGCCTCAATTTGCAGGTCATGACTCCTGCGAGTTATTATCTCCTCGACATCCCTCGTCGAACTGGTTGTTCCAGTCTTCTCTCTGCATAGTGTTCACTCGAGTTTCACTAACAGTTGATATTGTCTACTTATTTAATATTTTTGAGTAAGCCCAAACCCTCCTGATGTCCGCACCATTTACCGTTCTTTCAACTCATTGCGGAGTTCCCAATCAATTATGTTTAAGGAGGCAACCCACGGCTTGTTTTTTATTTACATATATATTATATTATAAATTTTTATATTCTTCAAGTAATTTATTAAATGTTGCATCTTTTGCTGCATAATATTCCCATTTACTCATTTTGTCTATTCTAGCATACTCTTCTTCCATTTTCTTTTCAAGTTCTTTTCTACGCTTTTCTTTCTCTTTCTCTTGGAAATATGATGTTAAATCTATATCTTGAACATATTTATATAAGCAAGTCTTTGGTACACCTTGGTTATTATCCCATTTTTCAAGAACTTTACCTAAAAATAAACCTTGCCCTGTTTTTTCTATTATAATATATGAGCCTATTTGTAATTCCTTATTACTCATAATTAAAGTTTCTTTGTAATCGTCTGATTTCATTAAATAAGAACTCATATATTGAATTTTATAATAGTTATAATCATATATATCCATAATTTTCATTCCCTTCTTTTATTTACATATATATTATATTATATTTTTTAAATAAAATCAATAGTTGTTTAACAATTCCAATTTTTAATTATTTTATATATATCTTGTGCAGTTTTATCTTCTACTTTTGATAATATATAATTTAGCACTTCTTGTGTCATATCTTGGTAACGATTTAATTCAAGAGTAGTATGATATAACCATTTATTTAACTCTTGTTCTTGCGGAGTGTCCCCTTTAAAAGTAATATCTTCATCTTTTATAGTTATATAGGGTTCTAAATTCTTTTCCATTTATTTATCACTCCTTTTTTATTTTACATATATATTATATCATTATTTTTATAAAAAATCAATTTAAAATTGCGGCAGTCGGTTAGTCGAGCTTGAGATCTCGATATAGGAAGGGAAGATCCGCTGCCGCTTTATTATATATCTCTTGATGGATTTAGCTCTTCATCTGGATAAGTAGGCCATTGTCCCATAATATATTGTTGATATGGTTCGTATGAAAATACGCTTGGCCCAGTAGCCCAATCATATCCTGTGGTAGTAGTTCCTTTAGGTAAATCTTCTAAGTTTATATGGACACTTTCCATAGCTGTTTTTAATTTTTCTTCAGGATTTGTTTCTTCTGTTTCTGGGTGATGTATCTTATATAATGGACAACCTTCACAATGGTCGCCGCAATGAACGACATTATCTTCATATGGGTCGAATTTATTGTCATCTTCAGCTTCGCTAGCTTCGTCACAATCATAATCATCATCTAATTCGCATACTGGATGAGCTCTATTCCAATGAGGACAATCATCACAATTTTCATCTCTTTCACAGTAATCATCGCAACAGTCACACCAGTTCCTATCGTCTTCTTTTTCATAGAAGTTTTCAGCTATAAAACCTTCTCCATTATATTCATATCCTTCATAATCATCGTCCCAATCAGATCCAGGTAAATAATCACCGCATCCGCATGGGCATAAGATTTGTTCATTATATGGCTCCCATATCTCATCTTTAGCATTTTTAATTTTATATATTCTATCGCTGTCAAATTCTCCATATCCATATGGTTGTTCTCTCATACAATTAGTATCCCAACCATCATTCTTTTTCCAAGTTGCATCTTTATTTACTAAATTTTCAACTACTCTTCTTAAAGATTTTTCAAACTCATCAGTGTATCTCTTGCCTGGATATATTGCATTAAAATGAATTGCTGTTTGATTTGGAGATATAGAAATCCACTCTCTCATTCTATAATATCTAACACTTTTAAATTCATATTCATTATATAGTGAGAATTTACCTTCTCTATTCCATACATAAGTTATCAAAGAACTATCATCAAGTATTGCTGCCATACAACCATCTGCGTGTGAACAATCATTATCAACAGCAAGTCTATAACAAGATTGCCAGTTATATGGATTTTCACTTGCTAACATCATATCAACAGGGTCAATAGAAATAGTATAAATACCTTCAACCATTTCATTTTCCCATATACGTCCTATTTTAGTAACTAATTCATCTGGTGCGTTAAGATAACTTTTGAAAAAATGAGTTACTGAACAACTGTCAAGGCGGCAACCAGGAAATATATTATCTACTATATTTCTTATAGTCCATTCAACATCTCTTACATTTATTTTATTACTTTCAGTATACTTAAAACCATCAAGCCATAATGCATATGCAGGAAAATCTTTCTCTAATGCACGCATTTCCGCCTCAACATTTTTATTTTCATCTTTATACTGAATTTTATTATCTACTTTTAATTTATTACCAAGTAATTGATAAAATCTATATTTATTTTTAGCCCAAGTTAAAAGATATGTTTTGATTACTTCATCATTTACTTTTGAAATATGTAATCCGCTAAATTGTGCTACACATTTAGTAAAATCTGGAATACTAACCTCTTTTAACATAGGTCTATACTGCTCATCAGCAGCCTCTAATAAATCTTTCTTAATTAACATAATAATTCACTCCCTTCCAATAAATTAGTTATGTAACCAATCATATTTTTGCATTAAATCTAAATGAGATAAAGCATAATCAATACCCCATTCAGTTGCGTTTTGTTCTAATGGTATTCTAAAATACATATCGCAATATTCTTCTAATTTTTCATCACTTAATTCTTCTTCATCATCATATTGCATTTTTAATATTGCATATTTCATATCTTTATCATCTTCATCTTCTTCTGTATATGTTTCGATATGTCCTATTTCATGAAGTAATGATAATAAAAATGGATTAACTTTGCTACATTCTGGATTTAATTGATTAACAAAGTTTGCAAAATATCTATCAGTTCTTTTATCGTAGCTCTCCCCAACATATATTGTTTCTTCGTCTATATCACACTCTAAATCATATTTTTGAAACTTTACTGCATAATCAGGATTAACCTCTTTAATAAACTTATAAATACCTAACTTCATTTCCTTATTCATATTATCATTTCCTTTCTTAATTTTTATTACATATATATTATAATATATTTTTATAAAAAAATCAAATGACTATTAGTCATCTGATTCTGGATATACTAACCTATTTATATAATCTCTATCTTCAGTAAATATAGGTGTTAACTCATCTATAAACCATTTACCTTCATTATCTTTAATGGCGGCGATCCCGCGTTTTTCATCTGTCTTATAATCATTCCAATTGATATTTTTTTCAGTAAGCATTTTGTTTTGTAATTCTTTTGTTCCAATACCTTGTAATTCTTTATGAGAATATAATGATTGAGCAACAGATAAAATACTATTCCTAGTTGCATCTTGTTGACGCCATATTAAGTTATTAATTACTTCATGGATTGGAATATTAAATGCTCTTGCATCAAAGTTTGCTTTAAATTGTTTATCTATCAATAGCTCTTGTTTATTCCAACATTCTTTTTCTTTATCTAACATATAATTATGATTATACCATAACGCATCTACTGTTAAACTTTCTATTTCTTCATGCAATGCTTTCTCAAATGCGGAAGTTGCAATACTTGCTGCAACAGAACACATTTTTTGAACTTGATTATCAAACCAAGCCATACTCTCTATTCTTTGGTAATCTACTAATATAAGAGTAATCTCATCAGATTGAGTATAACCTAATACGCACCCCTGAATTTGTTCACAAAGTGCTAACATTGTTTTTTGCATTATATGCATCAAATTTCTATCAAAAGGTCGATCTAATCCTCTTGTCCAAGTATGAAATGCTTTTCCATCTAATCTAATTATTACAGGAACTCTGCGAAGTAGTCTTGTGCGGGATTGCATTTCATATTCTTTCATTCTTTCTCCAAGTGTCATCATTCATTCCTCCTTACATTACTAATATTAATATATAAGATAATAATATAATAATACCTATCAATAATCCTGTTATTATAGCAAAATTAGTTTCAAAATAATTAAAATCTCTTTTTTTCATTTATTTCATTCCCTTCCTCTTTTATAATTCTATAAAATCATTTAATAAACAAGTGTATTTATCATCAAGTTGTTTATCTACATGATAGTGTCCAAAAAATCATTTATCAAAATCCATATTTGCGGCAAGCTGTTCTAACATTAACTCAGATTCATGTTCAACTGTACTTTGGTCAATACCATCTAATGTAATTAAATAAACTGCATATCTTTTAAACACACTATATGGACAACAATGTGTGATTATATAATCAACTTTTTTTATATCTTTTTTATGTTCTAAACATTTATATATATCTTCTGGAGTAATAGTTTCATCAGCCCACCAACTTATATGTGGAGTTCTACGAAATTTATCTATGCTATCAGCACCGCCGCAACATAATATAGACCTTACCCCAGCATCAGTTTGAATAAATAAGCCTGTGCCTCTTGGTATATAATGAATATGTGGACTTATATTAACAATTCCATATTCATCGGGTTCATATGATTTTAACACATCAAAGTTTTCGTGATTACCATCTATAAACCAGATATGAAAATTATAATTATCTTCGTGAAATTGAATAGTTTGTTTTAAATCTCTTTTATCTTTACGCCAACATATCCCAGCATCACCCGCTATGATAATATTAATTTCAAAATCATTAAAATTCATTCTATCTATCCAATTATATATACGGTCTAAATTGCCGTGTGTGTCCCCAGTCACAAAAAACCTCATATTATCACTCCTTTCTTATATATTATATTTATCTCCTAATATATCTTCTAATATTAAGTTGTTATTTCTAATAGTTCAATAAGGTATTCTAGCTAATACTATTTTATGTTCTTTACAAAATTGATTTTTTATTTCATCTCTTTCTTTTATAATATCATAAGTTTCAGTATGACTTCAGATACCTTTATCAAAACCATCTTTATGTTGTCTACCATCAAATTCTATATATTTTATTAACTTATCATTTTTATAAATACCAAAATCAAATCTTAATCTTCTATTATATTGTTTTACTAATAATTCATCTATTACTTCTGATTTATATTCTATTTTATTTTCTTTTAATAATTTTTCAATATAAGCTTCACCATTTGATTTAATACACCCGCAAGATTTTTTATGCCCTGATTGTAAAGAATTTCCCATAGCCTCAATAATATTACCACATTCACATTGACATAAATATCATCTTCTATTATGCCCTTGAGTTCCATGAGGTCTTAAATCTAATTCCTTTAAAACTGTTAATTTTCCATATTGATTTCCAATTTGAATTGAACTTTTATTTTGGATTGTTTGTTGTTTCTGCAATCCAATATATTTTTGACATCCACAGGATTTAGTATTTCCACTGCGTAAAGAAGTACCTTTAACTGTAATGATATTACCACATTCACATTGACAAATTCATGTTGCAAGTCTTCCTGCATTTTCTCCTCTTTGTAATACTGTTAATTTTCCATATACATTTCCAGTTTCATCTTTTACTTTTCCCATTATAAAACCTCTCTTTCTTTTAATATATATGAAAAATTGTATCTCCTGTTATAATACATTTGTCCTTCATTTTCTATAATAATTATATCATATATTTTATAAAAAATCAATAAAAAATAGGCGGTTGCCGCCTATTTTACTTGCTTATACCTATCACTATTTAGTTTTTCTAACATAAGCTGAATTCCACTTTTACCAGTTATAACACTTTGAAAAATTACTGGTGAACATCCTGATACAAAAGTTACATCTTCATTATCTGGGTCATCTAAAATATTATTATGGCGAGCACTACAATTCCAATATACTAATTTTGGCATTTTTACTCCTACCATTGCCCATTGATTTCTAATAGCTTCCATTTCAGTATTTCTTCTATGAGCATCTCTCCAATAAGATCCGCGATCAATTTCCATATCTGAAATTACAACAAGTTGTTCTGGCATATCTTCAGGATTAACCTTGCCGCTTGTATACATATTAAGCAACATATCAAATACCGCTTTTAAGTCTGTGTTTTCACAAAGATTTTGTTGATATATTCTTTTAACTTTATCACAGAAGTCTATTCCTTCAACTTCAATTAATTGAGGTCTACTTGAGAAACTAATGAAATAATTTTTAAAAGGTTCTCCAATTCTTTCTGCACAATACATTCCAAGTGAAATAGCTACATCAATAGGTTTGACACTTGTGCCATATGAACTGTCCATTGAACCAGATGTATCTACTACGCACATCATTTTACAAGGTTTACCTTCTAAGTAATCTTTTTGATTAGCCCAATATTTATTAAGAACTTCTCTTTCTGTTTCTTCTAAGTCTGTATGTCCCCAATAATCAAGAGTATCAGTAACCTTTTTAACAATTTCATATGGATAAAGTGTTGCCGCATTTACTTTAGTTTCTTTACTATTGATAAATGCCTCGTATTTATCTTTAATTAAGTCATTATGAGCAAACGCATTTCTATAAATTAAACCTGCTTTACTTGGTAGTTTTGCAAATTCAATTTCTTCCCATCTGCCTTCTGACATAAGTTTTTCTACAATATTAATTCTTGTACGCAAAGCTGATAAAATTTTACGATATTTTTTATGAGAATATCCAAGAGCAATTCTAGTTTGATTAGCTAAATATTTTGTATCTTCTGCGGAAGCATTTTCTGATTTTAACCATTTACCAAGTAAAGATACGCCCTCTTTTTCTCCTTCTTTTAATGACATTAAATCTTTATTTAATTGACATTGAATTACATCAAAAGCATCTGCTCTTAATTCAGTTCCTTCTACGCAGTATAGGTCATCCCATCTACCATATTCAGGTATATTATCTAAATTTCTAAATGCTAATTCTGGATAGTTTTTTGCTAACCATTTAAAACATACACGGAAGAATCTACGCTCGCCTTGCCCGCATCTTATATCACGAAGGTAGAATAAACATTTTAAAGCAAGTTCTTCATTTTCTTCAAGAGCCTTCTTAAAAAGTAATATACAATCTTCATCACTGCGGCTGCGGTATGCTCCACCAAGTGCGAACATATCGTACACAGCATCTAGAGTTGACTTATGAGTAATTCCGCCATTTTCAGTTTCTGTATAATTCATATCTCTTTTCATACTATCTAAAAAAGTATTTTCCATATTTTCATTTCCTCCTTAATCTTTTTCAAGATTTTTATTTTATATATATATTATATCATTATTTTTTAAAGTAGTCAATTCGGACGAATTTAATTAAGATGTTTTTCCTTATTTTTATATAGATTTAGAAAAGGAGGATGTATATTATGTATATAGTTAAACAAGGTGGAAGGGTAGATTATAATTATAAAGAATATTATTTAGATACATTAGATGAATTATCTACAATTCCAGTATATGAATGTGCTACAGGAAGTGTAGCATATATAATTGCAACACAACAAGTGTTTATTTTAAATAGTAAAAAAGAATGAAAGGAGCAATAAGATATGGATATTATAACATTAGCATTAGCGAAGAAATTTGCTACTAAAGTTGCCGCAGGTTTTAGTAATGTTGAAGTTGATGGACTAGATATTATTTTTACTCTTAATGACAGTTCTCAAGTTACATTAACAGTTCCAGAGCCTGCAGATGGTGTCTCGGTAGTAGATATGAATATAGATGATGATGGAAGCTTAATTTGTACAATGTCTGATGGCACAACTATCGACGCTGGCGGAGTTCCTTTTGTTAAACCTGAAAAAGGTGTAGATTATTGAACAGAAGAGGACAAAGCGGAAATCACAGAATATATTGATAATACAACTTCAAATGCATTTACCGCAGAGTTAGATGATGAAAACTTTACTTTATTATTAAAGAGAGTTGGTTCTCAATATCATGATCAAATGGCAGATATATCAACATCTCTTGATGAAATATCAGGGGAGGTAATTTAATATGGCAAGTATAAATGAAAAATTAAATTATATAAATGAAACTAAATCTTTAATTAAAGATAAATTAGATGATTTAGGTTCTGAAATAGATAATGAAACAACTTTTAGAGAATATGCAGAAAAAATTGAAAATTTATATGAAGAATGACCAAAGATAAGTGATGAAGATACGACCATTAATTTAGAAAACACTAAAAAAGGTAAAATGAATTTACAATTAAAAGGAAACACTTCACAAAATGGAACACCAACGCCATCTTCACCTATAGGTGTTAATGTAGTAAGTGGAGATAATACAATAGATATATATGGAAAAAATTTATTAGGTTCAACTTTTGAACAAATGAAAGAATGGAATACATCTGGAACTTGATCTGGCAATAAATTTACAAAAAATGGAATAGATATTACGCCTGTATTTATAAATGGAGTTTTAGATAGAATAGAATTAAATGGAACTTGTACAGGAAATCTTACCTTTGTAGTTGCTAGATACACTAGAAGTGAATTTTTAAATAAAATAACGATAGGTAGTTCTTATACTTTAAGTGGTTGTCCGAGTGGGGGAACTAATGTTACTTATTATTTAAGACTTCATGAATTGCCATGGAAAAATCTTATGACAGATATAGGTAACTCTTTTACAATAACAATGCCTTCAATATCGGAAAATGTACAATCTATTAGTATGGTTATTGGAATTGATAGTGGAACTAATGTTAGTGGTAAAGTATTTAAACCAATGTTTAGATTGTCAAATATAAATGATACCTATGAACCATATATAAATAAATCATACCCTATATATTTAGGAGATATAGAACTATGTAAAATAGAAACATACCAAGACTATATCTATAAAGATAACGGAGTATGGTATTTACATAAAGAGATAGGTAAGGTTGTATTGAATGGTACGGAAGGTGGAGGAACGATATATGACAATGGACAAAGATTTGGTTATACAAGTAATAATGTAACTGAAATAGCAAATGTCTTAATTAATACTGCTTCAAGTGTATCAAACCTAACACCTAGTTATAGTAATCGTTTTACAAGTTCTGCTCAAAATGGAGTTACACCTACAAGTAATACTATTGGTTTTTCACAATGAGGAACAACTAAATATATATATTTAAGTGCAATAGAAAGCACAGTTGCTGACTATAAAACTTGGTTATCAAATAATAATGTAGAAGTATATTTCCCACTAGCAACACCAACTAATACTCTAATAGAAGATACTACTCTAACAGATCAATTGGAAGAAATATATAAAACAAAGAGTAAAGAAAATCAAACAAACATAAATCAAAAAAATAATAATTTACCTTTTATTATAAATGCTACCGCATTAATGAAAAATAGCGACTAAAATAATATAGTCGCTTCTTTTTTTTGCATAAAAAAATCGCGGAAACCCTATATATTAATTAAAGGTTTCCGCATATATTGGACTTATTACAAAGTCCATTGAAAGGGAATGAATGAAAAATCTAGACAAGAAGAATATTCTAAATTGCTTTCGTTAGAGGAATACCCCAATATCCCATAACAGATATTCCCTTCTACGCTCTCCAAGAGAGTTGTTATTAGTACCACTTAATATTCACTAACTGTTTGTTAATTAACTAATTGCTGTTCTCTTGTCTAACTTTATTTTACATTTATATTATATCAAAAATTTTTCACTTTGTCAAAAAATTTTAGATGGCTTTCAATAAAAATAACATTGCAGCTTAGGTCAAGTAAGTTTTCCTCGCTAAGAACATTCCGTTACCAGAATTGCACTTTCGTTTTAATCTTGCGGCGATCGGATGATCGCGACTTGATTACCACTTAGTCTACACTCTAAACTTTTATGAAATCGTCCTAGATTATTTCAATAGCAATAATTTGCAGATGACTAGAATAACGTGCCATCTAATTTAATGGTGGGCGGCGGTGGATTCGAACCACCTCAGACCTAGGTCAACGGATTTACAGTCCGCCCCGGCTCTCCCACTCCGGCGCCCGCCCATTTAATTATTTTCTTTTTAATTGTCTTATATCTTCTTCTTTTGTTTTATAACCAAAATCATTTAATAATTGTTCAAATGTTACTCCTTGATTATTATCTGGAACATATATTCTGCAAGCTAATTCATAAGCAATTATATTGGTTATGTTTTGGTCTGTAGCTTCGCATAAGATATGAATTAGATTTTTAGTTGGAGTTGTTTTTATATTATCCATACCTTACCTCCTACATTTATTAAATATGGTGTCCCGTTCAAGATTCGAACTTGAAATCGATGACTTAGAAGGTCATTGCATTATCCGTTATGCTAACGGGACATAGAAAAACTAATTTTCAAAATGTTCTTCAGCATGACAATTAGCACATAAAAGTTTACATTTATCAACTTCTTTATATAATAATTCCATTTGAAAATTGTTTTTATTAATATTGATTTCACCTATAGTAAAATCTTTTTCTTGTGGATTTACATGATGAAACTGCAAAGCTCCTTCGCATTTATTATATCCACATTTTTCACATTTCCCACCTTTATAAAGAATTAATTGATGTTTAATTGCTCTTTTTTTAGTTTTTTGATATAAACTAGCATCATTCTTATTCTGAGACGGACTGCATTCATAACAATATAACCTGTTATTATAATTAGTAATAAATGTTTTATTGCAAATTAAACATTTCTTTTCATATTCTTTTAATATTTGAGTTTTACAAGTTGTTGCTCCACAAGATGTTATTAATCCATGTGTTAAATGACCTGTTTGAACTTCTTTTTCAACTCCACAATCACAACGACATAGTCAATATGTTTTTCCTTTTTTACTAGGTAATTTTTTGATTGCAGTTAATTTTCCAAATTTTTTATTTGTTAAATCTAAAGCTTTTGGCATTTTAACTCATCTCCTTCTATTTATATATCAAAATAGTAATGAGTTATTTTTTAATTTTTATCCAAAAAATAATAATGGCGCCTCAGGCACGACTTGAACGTGCGACCCAGCGGTTAACAGCCGCTTGCTCTACCAACTGAGCTACTGAGGCATGGTCGGGGAGACAGGATTTGAACCTGCAACCCCTTGGTCCCAAACCAAGTGCGATACCAAGTTACGCTACTCCCCGATATTCAAGACACATTTTTCCAATTTAGCAGATTGGTGATAATGGCGCTATCCTAACTATTAAATTGCTGTTCGTGTCTTTTTTTATAATATTTATATTTCAAAAGCCAATAAAGTGCCTTTATATAGTGTTTACTATAACTATATGCGATATATCTTCTTTCAGCATAAATTTCTAATTCACAATACGACTTTTTCATATACATATCTTCCTTCTTCAACAAAATTAAATGGTGCGGGACGAGAGGCTCGAACTCCCGACCCCTTGCTTGTAAGGCAAGTGCTCTAACCAACTGAGCTAGTCCCGCAAATATATATCTCTAAACAAATATCTCCACAACCAGTGTTTTAATACCGTCTGCGCCTCACCGCACTTGTAACTAAAGGCGTTCCTTCCTTCAATTCTTGTAGAAATATATATCATTTCCCCTTTATAATATTTACCATCGCTATCTTATTTCTTCAATAGCCACATCCCAATTAAGATTTTCACTTAATACTTTACTCCAAGTTACCATAGGACACGCCCTTAGGTCTTTATCGCTCCATACCGGATTACGCTTAGATTTAAAATAGTTATAAAAGTTCAATGGCATAGATAAGAAGAATTGCACTTCTATTACCGTGTATCAAGCGGTAGTTTTACTATTAAACTATATCTATATATTTGGTAGCGGCGGTAGGGCTCGAACCTACGACCTTCCCGGTATGAACGGGATGCTCTAGCCAACTGAGCTACGCCGCCACTTGGGCTAATACCAATTTTTTGATTGGAAATGACTCCATGCATTAGCTGGTGAACCATATCTTCCTTTGATATATTTTAATCCCCATCTAATTTGAGTATATCCATTAGTGTAATAATCTGCACCTTCACTTGCCATTTTTGAAGCAGGTAAAGATTGTGGAATACCATGAGCCCCTGAAGACTTGTTGTGAGAATTTGGATTCCATCCGCTTTCTCTCTCCCATAAATTAACTAAACATTGGAAGTCATGTTCTGACCATCCATATGTGTTAATTACTAAATCATGAGCATACTGTTGATATTCGGCTTTGCTTCCTGAAGTAGCAGGAGAAACATTTTGTTGCTGTTGCTGTTGTCTCTTTTTTGCGGCAGCAGCTTCTTGTTCAGCTTTTTTTCTAGCTTCTTCTTCTGCTTTAGCCTTTTCATATGCTGCTTTTTTATCCGCAATTATATTTGTTAAATCTTCATCAGATGTTTCTTTATTCACCATTAATCTTGCAGTAGTCATTTCATATTTTTGGCTAGTGTATTGCTGAATATTATTAATGAACTCTTCACATTTTTCTTTATTTTTAAATATATAATCTTTATCATCTATTGTAATTTTATAATAAGTTGCATAAAAATCATATTTTTTAATAACTGTATCTTTAATGCTGTTGTTTAAATTAACTGATGGTCTATATACCATATTATTTTTTTGCATTTCTTGAATGATTTTATTTAATTCATAAGATACTTCTTCATATCCCTGTCCAGTTAATTTTTGTTTGTGTTCATCTAATATTTTTGTCTCAAAATTTTGTAATTCTAATGCTGTATTTTTACTTTTTGTCTTTTGCATTGCTAGAAATATTCCTCCAACTATACAAATTGTAAGCAATAAACTAACTAAAAATACTTTAAGCCAATGTGTATTCATATATATACCCATTTACCTTTCTGTAAAATCTAAAAAGATAAAAAACTTTAAAAACAAATTTAATGGTGCGGGAAGAGGGACTTGAACCCTCACGGGACTAGGTCCCAACGGATTTTAAGTCCGTTGCGTCTACCATTCCGCCACTCCCGCATGGTGGCTAGGGGCTGGATTGAACAGCCGACACTCAGATTTTCAGTCTGATGCTCTACCAACTGAGCTACCTAGCCAAATATAATGGTGCGGGATACAGGACTTGAACCTGTAATGGGCGAACCCGCGAGTTTCTAAGACTCGTGCCTATACCAATTCGGCTAACCCCGCATGGGGTGGAATAAGGGAATTGAACCCCTACCTCAGGTGCCACAAACCCGCGTACTAACCATTATACTAATTCCACCATATCTTTAACAGCGTCATTAATAGGAGTAATATCATCAAACATACCACAAATATATTTTTCAAATAGGTTATAATAACATATTTTTAAATATAGTTTGTCCATTTTTTCTTTATATACTTCTTCAATAGGTAAAATAGTATAATCAGGTTTTAAACTAATAATCTTTTCCCATACTGAATTCATAGTTCTAATACCCCTATTAGTCATTTCTTGTCTTATATAATAAGCATAAGAAATAAAATTATCATAATCATAATCTAATACAAAGTTTACCAAAACATGATTTGGAGTTCCATTCTTTTGAATAGCCCCTGCAATAGCAGATAGTTCTCTCCATTGTGCTTGTAAATGCATATTTGGTAATGCTTTAATTAATTTTGTATGCCATAATCTCATTTCATTCACTTCCTTTATTATATAATTATTATATCATATATTTTTATTAAAATCAATAATAGATAAAATTATCTGACTTCTTCATCAAAATCTGACAATGTTTTTATAAATACTTTATATTCAACATATTTATTTCCTACACAAATAGAATTTGTTGCAGTTATTTCTTTAGATGGAATTAAATATAAATCTTCATTAGCAGTATAAATAAAAATATAATCACAATTATTATTGTCAAATAATCTAATTTTATTATTTCCAGAACTACCACCTGTATTTTTTAACATCACTTCAAAAACATTTTCTCTTGGTTGATACCTACTTGTTTTTATAGATATTTTTTGAAGTTTTCCATCAAAATCAGCAACAATATCATATTTTTGAGTATCATTTAATGGAATAGCAACAGGAATATTTTGACTTGTAAAATATTCTATTGCTTTACCAAGTCCTAAATTACCTTGTATTGCATTATATAATGCCATATTTACTCTCCTCTCTACTCTCTAATATTATATTATCTTGCAAAAGAAACCGAGAGTAGTGGCTTTCAATTAGTTAATTACTCTAATCTATCTTTTGCAAGTTATAATCAAATGGCGCCGCGAGAAGGATTTGAACCCTCGGTACGCTTGCACGTACGCCTGATTTCAAGTCAGGTGCAATAAGCCAAGCTCTGCCATCGCGGCATATGGTGGGTCGTCAGAGGTTTGAACTCTGGACCCCAGCATTAAAAGTGCTGTGCTCTACCAACTGAGCTAACGACCCATGGCGCGAAGTACTAGATTCGAACTAGTGGACCGAAAACTCGATCGGCAGTTTAGCAAACTGCTGGTTTAAGCCAACTCACCCAACTTCGCAGAATTAATACCAAAGATGATTATAGTATTTAATAAATAATCTCATACCATAATTAATCTTTTTTTGTCTGTTTTTACTTGCTTTAACTCTTTCCGCCTCATTAGGATATTGAAATCTATCCCAAGTATTATCTTCTAATATTTGAAGTTTAAATGCTTCAATCATTTTATCAATAATATCTTTCCATTGTTCAAAAGTCATATAAGCAGGATGTCCTACTAAACAATGGTCGCGGAAATAGCATAATTGTGAATAAATATATAAACTTAATGAATAATCTAAATTAAAATGTTCTGCATCTACAAATCCTTCTTCATCAGGTTTATATCTATCATCTATTTCTTGTGTTTCTTTATCAAAAAGCCAATTATGTTCATCTATACCTAATTCTTTTAAATACTTATTTAATTTTAAAATCATTATAATCAGCTCCTTTATTCTATAAAAATAGCATCTAGTTAATTTATTACGCACATATAATCGAGTTGTGTTAATAAATTAGAACGAATATGCTTTGTGTCCCATTTTAAACATATTCCAATACTAGATGCACACGATATTTTATCTCGATATCAGGATGACCTCGTGTATAAGCGGAAGAGTTCGAGATCGATAATATGAGAATTTTCTACTATTTATAACAAAGTTTTATCTCTTCCGCTTATATACGAGTTCATCACTTAATAGCGACTCCTATCAGCCCTATTGGCAATGACCTCATAAACGCTACTTTAGATAGGTTTAGGCACTTAGCAGCTTAGCCCATCGTTATAGTTGTCTATTATATATTTTGCTAATATTCTCACATTTGGTTTAACTTGAGAATATACATCTATTTTTTCATATTTATTTAAGTCAGTTTCAAAAGCATCACTAACTGATATTTCATACTCTCTTTTACTCCAGAAAGCATATCTAAGTTCACTTTCTAATTTTTCAACAAAATCTTCAAAAGTAATATAATGTTCTAATAAATCTTGAACGCCTTCTACAAATCTAACACTTCTAAAAATGTTAAAATTTTCTATTTTTTTTCCATTAAAATCATAATTTAAAACATACCATTTTAAATTTTCCATATTATCACTCTCTTTCAAGGTTCTAAAAAGTTCCTTGAAAATAAAATTATTTGGTGGGAATTTCGCATACCCACAAGTCTTCCAACAGAATAACCGCATATTCAGTCACAAGGTAGAGACCAATACTCTACAAACATAGCATAGACTGGAGTTTATAAGACAGACCATTCATCTAATCGTCTGTAATCACCAAATCTTTTTCATAGTGGTTTTCTTATATGCCCATATGCCACATTGTTATACTCAGTTTGACCTGATTCAACCACCCAGTGCTCACTTCTCCACACAGTCGTCCTGTGTTACGCCCGGCTAAGGTCGTATTGGAGCTCGCACCCAATCGCACACAACTTTCCTTATACTCATTATATTTTCGCCTGCTCACTTAAGTTTATCAACTTTTTATCCTTTTTTCATAGGCTATGACCACAGCTACTTACAGCGTCTACTGTTATTAGTATATGCGGCGGCCGGTCAACGTTACCACCAACCTTGCTTCCGCAGAGATGCATCTTCCAGCACATCTCAATAATATAATGAATAAGTATAAAGCTACTATGCACCAGTTCGTTGGCCGACGACCTGGCATTTCCGCATAGGAAGGATTGATTACCTTCAACATATAAGGTTCTACTTGCCATTTGCTACAACGGATTTATGCTAGTTGCCTATTGCTTTCTTATTTCAACCGCCAAGGCTCAGCCGTTTAACCTGTTTGAGACGCCAACTCTCACATTGTTAAATGAACCACGAAATCAATAGCACCTTATGCTTGTTATTCCGACAGCGACTCTCCCTCGTGCTTCCGCACTAATGACCTACCCTTTTGAGGTGGTGTAAGAGTCCACTCTTAGGACGAAACCTATCCTTATTTGAGTTACAAATAATTTTATTTTCAAAGAACTTTTCGCAGACCCAACCCACAAACGGTCTGATGGAATGCCTTTGCTCCCTAGCTCAGCATCCCGCCTCACTCTTAAAGAGCAAGACAGAACGGAGATACATTCGTTTCCACATTTAATTTATTTCTTAATGTTTACATATATATTATATAATAATTTTTATAAAAAATCAATTTATTCTTCTATATCTTCTGGTTCTTCTATATAATCATCAACATAATCTAAAGAACACTGGCAGTTTGTATGATAAGGTGGTGGTGATGGAATATCTCCAATCGGCATTCATTCGTTAACACCTGTATTACAACAGCTTCTACCGCATCCGCCTCCAGGATTTAAACAAACATATACACCCTCTATTTGTTTCATTTTTTTATAAATAAGTTTTTGATTAACTATCATAGTTTCATTGTCTAAAATTCTAACCTCTTTTGAAATTAATGCATTGCGATTTGATTTATTAAAATCTTTTTGTTTTGCATTTTTTATATGTTTTAAAATTCTTTTTTCAAGAGTTAAATCATCTTCTGTATATGTATACGGTTCAACATCTTTATATTTTATATGAGAAGTGTCTTCTTTTGGAAAAAAATCATATATTTTACTAGCTTCTTGCATAGTAATTTTATAAGTCTGAACTAATGAAATATGCATAATAGAAACTATATTATCATATAATTCATTTCATTTTTCATTAGTGTTATTATCTTCATTATTATAAAATTCTATTATTAGATTAGTAATTTCTTCACTTCTTTTTGTTTCTTTTTCAAAAACTTTATCAATCATTTCTTTAGTTTTTTTACTCATAATATCACCTCGCGGCAACGCCTTAATAATCTAAATGGCAGGGGTGCTAGGATTTGAACCCAGATACCTGGTTTTGGAGACCAGAGTCCTACCATTGAACGACACCCCTAAAATTGGCAGGGGCTGTAGGACTCGAACCCACACCCCGGGTTTTGGAGACCCGTCTTTACGGTTTTGAAGACCGCTGTGCTACCATTACACTAAGCCCCTACATTTATTGTTTTGCTATTTCTTCAAGAGCATCTCTAAATACATCAAACTCTGCTCTATCAGTTAGAGAAAAGAATGGGTATTGCATTACTCTTAAAGGTTCATTAAATTTAACATCGTGTTTGATTTCTACTATTGTGTTAGAAAAATTTTTTTCTTCACATAATTTTATATACATTGTCCTTTTTAAAGCAGGACAATCGTTTATATTACATTGTTCAATAGCTTCATACATAACACTTGGATAATCTATTATCATAGGAATATGAACTTCATAATTTTCAAAGTTACCAAATCTTTTTAAGAATGAGTCAATATTTAGCCCATATGTTGATAATCTAAGTTTATTTATTTTTTCGTTGATAATATAAGTTGTTAAAGACCTATTTTGTAAAGTATCAAAATAATAACAAGGAATAGTATCAACATTTTCAGTTAAAAAGAAATCGTCATTAAATAAAATAAAAGGATTTCCAATTGTTTCAATATAAGTTTTTACTAAAAAGTTGCTATCTAACCACTTATTATATTTTTGTTCGTTTACAACAATATTAATAACTGAGTCTTTAAATTGATTAACCTCATCCCCAATAATATAAATGTTATCATAATTAATTTTTAAATTCTTTTTGATTAATTTGATACACATATCAAGCTCGTCAGTCCCGCATGTGTTTCTAAAAGGTATTACTATATTCACCTGACTCACTTCCTTTTATTATATTAAATGGCGGTGCGTAGGAGAGTTGAACTCCTGTTGCTAGAGTGACAGTCTAGCGTCGTAACCGTTGGACCAACGCACCAAATCAAGACGCAATCTCTTGCTTTTTCCCTAAAAAAGTGATAATTGCTTTGCTGTTCGCGTCTTATTTATATTAAAATATATTAATTGAGTAATAAGGATTTGCACCTTACATGAAAGGTTTTATGTACACTTTGTCCGAGCCTTTCTAATCGTTCCTTAACTTACAGCGTCTACCTATTCCGCCATACTCAATAGCTATTCTTCTTCAAATTTCCATATAAAACTATATGCAGTTTTTCGTATTCCTTTACACACATCTGTTATATGAGAAATAACTCCGTGTGAACAATTTTTCCCTTTTATGCTTTCCGCAGCTGCTCTTGCAGATGGAAAACTTTGAATATATTGCCCTTGCAAATTATATTGTTTAATTATATGACTTAACTTCATTTGATTAACCTCTGAACTAGAATAAATATATTCATTACGAGCTTTTAAAATATTTCGGACACTTTCTTCATAAATTCCTAATTTTTTAGCAGTTTCAGTTGCATTTTTTAATTCTTTATAAGTTGAAATTACTAAATCATAATCTAAATATGACCTGCCATCTCCGCCTTTTGTTGCATTATATCCATATTTAAAAGAGCCATAATATTCAATCCAATATTGTTCTCTTTCTACTGGATTATCTGTTTTTTCTACTTGTTCAATATCAAAATTTTCAATTCCATATTTATTCATTGCTCTGTAAAGAGGTCTATCTAAATTCTTTTTACTATCTCTAAGATGTTCCTGCCATCTCTTTTCAATACTAAATTCTGTCTTTCCAATATAAATTTTATTATTTTTCTTATTTATTATTTTATAAATGTATGCCAAAATTAATCAGCTCCTTTTCATAAATATATGGTAGCCGGTGCGGGATTCGAACCCGCGATGCAACCGTGAAAGGGTTGTGTCTTAACCTCTTGACGAACCGGCCATAATAATATATTGGCGGTTGTAGCAATCAACACTCTTTACTCTCTGTGCCACTGAGATACCAACAAGAATTTTATTATGGTCTTTTTTATTTACATATATATTATATAATATTTTTTAAATATTATCAATAATTTTAAATGGAGCGGAAGACGGGGCTTGAACCCGCAACAGCCTGCTTGGAAGGCAGGAACTCTACCAATTGAGCTACTTCCGCATATGGTGCCGGCTTCAGGACTTGAACCCGAAACCTACTGATTACAAGTCAGTTGCTCTACCAATTGAGCTAAGCCGGCATATTAAATGGACGAATGCTTTATAAATGACTTTTAGGTGGTTTCGTCCTGCCATTCACCTATATGAATACGCATTTTGTGTAATCTCCGCTCCTTCAACACTTGGTCAATGAGCTAACATTTACAGATTTCTCTGTAATAGGACTTATCTACTTCTTGAGCAGTAAGTATCATGCTTAATTAGCACTATTCTAATAATATAAAGGTTTTTTCGGGTCTGTTGAGATATGTCTCACCCTATCCAAGGAGTTTATTTTAGTCATATCACTATTGAATAATCTCTACCTTTTACCTCTCTTCTTTTGTATATTATTAGAATACTACTAATTAAGTAGTATTAGTTTTTACTATTCCTTCAGTTATGGATAAGCAATAGCTAAGCAACCATCTATCTCTTTCACCATAGCGGCGGTGAGGTTTCTTACGCCCAAGCCTCACTAAACGGTGTGGTCTATCTACCAGTAAAACTATAACTTGGTGTGAGTGACACAGCCCTCACTATATTAAACTTTTTATTCTTTTTATACAAGGCATAGCAATGGGATTGAACCATCTAAATCGGGATTTGCAGACCTAATTATTTACCAAAAACTTTGCTGTGTATGCCTTATTTATTTTACATATTTATTATATCATTATTTTTATAAAAAATCAATTAATTTTTTATATCCATTCTCCATCTATTTTAACTTTTCCAAGATTAGATGGCTCTTTTATTTTTTTAACTATCTCTATTTGAATTAAATAGTTTCTATCTTTAAAAGATATGAATTTTCCACCTGTGATAGCAAAATCTAAATTATATTTACTTAATGTTGCGGCAACCGCATCAATAATCTCATCTTTTTTAGCATCTCTAAATGCTTTTTTACCATCACTAACAGGTAAAGATTTAATTTTTTTAAATCTAAATTCATAAATGTAATTATCTATATATAGGAGATTAAATATTCCTTCTCCTGCTAACGAATATCTTTTTATCATTTGTCTTTTGCCAAATATTTCTTTTAAAACTTTGTCCACAAAATGATATTCATAACTATCAAAATTATCATATTCTTTTTTAAAAAATTCTTCCATATTTATCACTTTCCTTTTTTATTACATTATTATTATATTATATTTTTTAAATAAAATCAACAAAAATGTATATAAAAGAGCTATGCGTATTTACACCAGATAACCTGCTCTAGAAAGAAGGAAGCATTTTATTTTTGACGCAGAGAATAAAATGAAAAACTCTTTGAAAATAATTAAAATATCATTAATTGGTACGCTCGCAGGGATTTGAACCCCGATAACACGGATATAAGCCGTGCGCCCTAACCATTAGACTACAAGCGTATATGGAGCGGGTTTTATTCAATGTAATCCCCGCCTAAATGTTCGGCTTCTTACTCTGCAACTCATGATTCTTGCATTTCACCACCCTAGCACGACTGGTACTTACCCTTGAGGCTCGTGCAACCCAATCAATATTAACTAGATATTGAACCGATTCCACTTTGACTCACTAGGAATTTAGTTACTCTATATATGTTAACTAATAGTCACAAAAGCTAACCTAATATTCAAATTATGGTGCGGGTGGGAGGATTCGAACCTCCGACATCACGCGTGATTTTACAATGCTATATGTTGACTATTTTATTCACCACCTTTTCTAGCTCATATTCTTGTGCAAAAGTTATTCCTTTGATTTGTCCATTTTTTGGGGGCTCAAATCTTAAAGTTTTTTCTCTTACACTACATTCCTTAACAGGAATTAAATAAGCTTGGTTATCATAAAAAGTCATAAAGTAATCTATCTGTGTTTCATCATAAGAATGATGAACCATTTTTCCTTCTTTTGTAGTTTGACTTGAAGTATTAAATACTATACTGCCCTCACTAGTTCTAGAAGGTCTAGATGTTTTTACTTGTATTTTTAATAGCTTTCCATTTACATCAGCTATAAAGTCATATCTTTCGCAATCTCCGTATGGAGTTAATACATTATAACCTAATTTTACAAATGCTAACATACATTCTAATTCAGTTATATTTCCTATTTGTTTTGAATTTAACATAATCTTAATAGCCAACAATAATAGTTTGTGAAATCAGACGAGTACTCTAACCAACTGAGTTACACCTGCATATGGTGGAGATGGCGGGGTTCGAACCCGCGTCCAAAAATCAACTACTAATTAGAAATCTCATTCTTACCTTACAAGTTTTGTGTATACCGTTCTATCTATACTCTTTACCATATACAAATCTCAAGAGCAAGTCTATGCAAATAAGTAAGTCATTAAAGGCGGCTGGCATAGATAGCTGACCTATAATGGCGGTCCTTGAATCATTAATACGACTATGCGTTTCCCTGTCCGCTACTGGTACTTAACATAGAAGTTACTTAACCTTACGCGAAGGCTACGCAATTAAATGCGAATAAAGATTTAACTTTATTAGTAATTTTTGAAAATAAGTTTCCGTTTATTTTTATTTGTTGCCTTTTAACTAACTGCCTAGTACTTGTATTCTAACTTTTCGCCAACTCCTGTCGAAACCTAAACATCCCCATTTTTCAAAACCCCCTATGCGGGAATCGGTGACTACAGCTTTATACCTCGATTGAGGATTAACAAGCCGATTCCCGCATAGCGAGCTTTGAAGCCCGCATAATCACATTGTAATAGGAAGGTTTGTGATATAGGTAGCCATAAGCGAGACTTTCACTCACATTTCCGATAAACGGCGTTCTTTTATTAAACTATTATGACATATATAAAATGGCTGTTAATGGAATATAATATCTTTCAATTATCTCTTTAATAACATTTAAAATCTACTACTACCCAAGATTACCAATAATAATCTAAATGGTGGAGAGTACGAGGATCGAACTCGTGACCTCCTGATTGCAGGTCAGGTGCTCTCCCAGCTGAGCTAACTCCCCATAAGACACAGCATTTATGCACCTGCTGCTCGGCTGGTTTTATGTTACTTTTTTAAATGGGTTAGAACATCACCACCGCAGTATCCCAATAATTAACTAAATGGCTGCCGGGGTTGGATTCGAACCAACGCGTGAACGGTTCAAAGCCGTTTGTGTTACCGCTTCACCACCCGGCAATATAAGAATTAACTATTGATGTAATCTTCAAATGCTAATTCATTATTTCTTTCTTTTAAATAATGCCATTCTCTATGACAATTTGCACATAAAACAACACATTTTTTAATTTCTTTAAGGGTTTCTTCATTTAAAGAAGTATAATGATTACTAACCATTCTTGCAATTCCTTCTACTTTTGTATTAGGGTCAATATGATGGTAATCTAGAACATAGCTTCTTGTATCTCCGCATTTTGCACATCCTTGACTAGCTTTCATATCTGCAATAATATCTTTATTTTCTTGATATTTTTTTCTCATATAACCAGAATGACATTCTTTACAATCAGCTCTTCTTGTCCCTTTTTCTTTATTTCTTCAATTAAACATATCTAATGGTAATTCTCTACCACATTTTGTGCATATTTTTGTTTCCATAATATTTTCTCCTTTTCTATTATTATTAGAAAAGTATGGTAGGTAATTTTACTATTTTTACCCAAAAGTTATTTTTTCTTAACTTTTCTATATATATTATATTATATTTTTTTATAAAAATCAAATATTTTTTAAATCGGTGTTCTGCGGGGAGGAATTAACCTCCCGCCTTACTAATATACTCCCTAGGTTTCGAGTACAGAACATATATAAGAAGAGGCCACTCGCGTCCCACCAGTCTGTTTCACCTGCCAAAGCCTTGTCCGCCTCTAATAATCAATGGTTGCGGGAGTAGGATTCGAACCTACGACCTTCAGGTTATGAGCCTGACGACTTAGACCACTGGTCCACCCCGCGATATATAATGCCGTGACCCCGTTTTTATAAAGGTGCTTTCTGCACACGGCTCTGACCAACCACCTTATGTATTTATCTTTGAAAATCTCTAATCTCTTTTTTGGCTATTTTGTCCATATTTTTATATTTATTTATTCTATTGCCTAAACACCACAGACATTGATTCGCAGCACCACCACTTCTTCCGCCATGATTTCTGCAAGTCTTATCAACAGCCTTACAATATGGTTGTCCTTTTGTACCATATTCTACTCTATGTTCTTTTCCACTTTTAATCGCTTTATGCATAGCCATAAAACTCACCTCCTATTATGAGGCTTGTTTCATTCTTTCTCTATGCTTAGTCATATTTTCTTTATATGCTGCTTCTCCTGCGTCTTTTAATTCTCTACCTTTTACAGTTAAATACTTAGAAGCCATAGGATTTCTTTTTAATTTCTTATTAGTTTTTCCTTTTTTATCTAGGTTTGCTTGGGTAATTATAAAATGCCCTTCTCCGCTACCTGACTTACCTTTTCTTTTAGCCATTTTTAATTCACTCTCCTTTTTCCAATCGTTCCATCTCCATGAATATCTGCTGAATAATCTATATTTTTAATTTCAATATCTTTATCACTATGATTTATTTCTGCAATATATTTTATATTAGGAAAGATATTTGAAATCATTTTATCAAATGTATCTAAATTATCAAAATATCCTATATATTTATTTCCATCTTGCTCTACCATCCATTCATAATTTTCAACATTTTCTCTAATGTCTATACAATTAGGATATTCTTCTAATAATTTATTATAAATATATCTATTCATACTTAAAAAAACTTCCATTAATATCACTTCCCTTTCTTTATTACATTTATATTATATTATATTTTTTAAAAATAATCAATAGCATTACTTAATAGGCAACTTTTCTTCTTTTTTACATAGACTTACTAAATAAAAATCTGTATATTGATATTTATTTAAACCTTCAATCAAATTCATTGCTTTTGCCATAACTTCTCCCCATTTTCTCATTGATAACATTACATATTCATCATCTTCAAAAACGGGCAAACACATATATTGATGAGTATCACCACATATAATATATTGATTATCTACTAATTCTTTTATTATAGCATCTTCATAATTTTCATCATAATCTGCTTTTATATATTTATTTATATAACTACGTCCAAATCCGCAATAGTAAACTTCTTTTTGTTCATCTAATTCATTTGGATGTATCCACTTTACTACTTTCATATTATCACTCCCATAGAATTAAGAAAAGAGGCTTATTTTATTATCTATAAAGGTAATTTTTACTACCTCTTTAATATAATTTAATTGCGCGGTCGTCGCTCTTCAATCCGCATGTCCAGATTGTTGTAGCCACTAGGCAGGCTACCGCAGCTCATTCTTTATTCTCATTTTTACTTCCAATAAGAGATAAAATTCCATTCTGACGGACGGCGATCCCCGCATTTTATTTACTTTTTCTATTGATTTTCCGACCATCTTTCTAATCTATATATTGTTGAGGAATATATAAACTATCCAAAGTGTGAAATCACTTAACGGAGCCTCAATAAAAATCATAAATATGATAGACCTTTCTATCTTCAGAGCTTCTTTTTATCTTTAGCCTTATCTTTCATAAAACACAAGAAGCGGTTCACAAATGATTATATTAGATACAGTCTTTTGCTGTCTACTTCTTTTAAAAATAAAGACATATTAAGGAATTAGTTTAAACATCAACGCCACGAGAAGGCTTCCTTATGTTGACATGGAGCACCCAGTAGGATTCGCACCTACGATCGAGGAGTTGCAGTCCTCTGCCTTAGCTACTTGGCTATGGGTGCATAAGAAGTAAGAAGTCAAGATTAAAAAACAATATGTTTTTTATAATTATAAGATTTCTATATTCTTACTTTCTTTTTTTAATTCTTTTTTCTTTGTAGGGATTGTTATATATAACAAACCATTTTTTGCAGTTGCTTTAATTCCTGATAAATCTAATTCATCAGCATTTAAAGAAAATCTAGAGTCAATTGAATACTCTTTACCAGTGATTGCGTCTTTTGTTTTTCCTTTTATAGAAATAAAAGTTTTTCCATTTTCGCTTTCATTAGTGATTTTTAAATCTTTTTTATCAATACCTAGGATATTGTGAGTAATAAACATTTCTTTTTCACTATATTTAATAGTGTAAGGATGCATATCTTTTTCTTCCCTATTAAATTTATAGTTCTTTTTATCCCAATCTAAAGGGAAAAAAGTATCTATTAAAATATCTAAATCTTTATCATTAAACATACTAAGACCTCCTTAAATAAAACATCTTGACATTCTTACTTAATATAATTATATCAAAATTTTTATAAAAAGTCAATCTTACTCGCCAATGACCTTAACACTTATTACTGAATAATTTGTTTGTAAATATTTAAGGTATGTTTCATCTTTAACAGTAGCCAAGTGTCTATAACCACAATCATCAATGTATTCTACCCACCAATATGGAGGTTTAATAACTTCTTCTTCATCATCTTCAATTTGAATATAAATCTTTTCTTTTTCCATAATAAAATTCCTCCTTTAATTTACAATATAATTATACAATAATTTTTATAAAAAAGCAAATAAAAACAATAGTAAGATAAATACTATTGTTCCAAATTTTATAATCCAAAAGTCTCCATTAATTTCTTAACATTATCTTTTTCTTCTTGTGTAGGTTCTACTACTTTTTGTTCAATAGTTTTACTATCTTCAAAATTAATATCTGCAGGAACCTCTCCTGGGATAGCAACATCACCATTTGGTTCTACATTAACCTTAGCACAAGTAAGAACACATTTTAATTGAATTTCTTCTCCATCTTCTTGGAAAGGAATTCTAATTTCTTTATCATATGTAAAACTACCTGGAAACGCTTTTAATATCATTTCAGTAGCTTTAGTTTTACTTACAGCTCCTCTAGCCATTGTTTATCCTCCATTCTTCAAATTGTTTCATTCTTTCTAAACATTCTTGATATTGATAAATTGTAAATCCAAGATACGGGTCGCATTTCACAAGATTTGATTTCATTACACTCATATCCGTATCATCATCTAAAATAATAATATCTGCATCTCTTTCTTTATTATCTATAATCCATTGAGCAATTTCATCTCCTCTTTTTGCCCCACTTATGTTAGGTGTACATCCAAGAATAGAAATTTTCATATTCAAGCCACTATTATATAATATTCTTCTATAATTACAATGAGTTCTCCATGTCGAAGTAATAACTATATCAAAAGGATAATTTCTATATAACTCATTTAACCATTGAATAGCTTGCTCATTATTTACAAAACCATCTGTAGAATTCGCATACCTAAATTTATATTGATTATCTCGTTCATAAAAACGATAATATATAGTATTTACAACTCCATCAAAATCTAAAAATATAATAGGGAAATTCTTATGTCTTTTTCCATAATCAAAAATACTAGGTAAAGTTTTCATATCCATTTCCCCTTTCATTATATATTTATTATATTATATATTTTTATTTTTATCAATTTTTACAACTAATTCGCTTTGTTCAAGAGAACTAGAAAGCTCTTCTATTACTTCACAGCGGCGGCAATGCCCTCCTTTAAAGCAGTTTTTACCACATTTAATACGCATCTCCGCAAATCTTGGAATTATATATTTATTATCTATCTCTGAATTAAAATCTAATATAATTTCATTTAATTTACCAAACCATTGTTTCTTTATTTTATAAATATTGTAATATATGTCAATTTGTTTATCAACATTGTAAAATTCTATTGTATCAATATATTTTTCATATTCATCTATATCTTCTGGTCTAATAAAAAACTTCTTTAATGCGGGAGTATCATCCCATTTAGATTGGGCTATATTTGGATACACCCTGATCGCTGCATTATATGAATGAACTAGCTCAGAAATTTTATCTAATTCAAAACACAAATTTTCTACAATATATACATCAGTTGCTCCTAATTTAAGTAGAGCATTTAAAGTATCAACATCACTGATTTGTGTATCAAAAAAGAAACGAATTTTTGGCTCATTTTGTTTATCCGCAAAAATCTTATCATATAATTGATAATTTAATTTAATATATACATTAGAATATTTATTACATAATTCTTCTAAAAAATCTTGTTTAATTTCTTCTTCAAAATATATATTAATTCTTTTGTCTTTATGTAAATCTAAAAACTCTAATAAAGTAGTATCTTTACTATTATATTTGATAGTTCATTCATCCGCATCTTGTATATGATTAGCGCGTTCAGTATCTCTATTATAATTCAAACAATATTTCATTATATCCTCCTTTCCTTAATAGGAAAAAGGGGTGGTATGTTGCCACCCTATTATTATTCAGCAATACGATATGCTTTTACAGTTCTATTATCATCAGTTTTAACATCTGTCTTTTCAGCTTCACCATTTTTAACAAGTTGTCCAAGTCTAGCAATAACCTTTGCTCTTGTAACATCTTCACCATCAATTTGGCTAGTGATTGCATCTGCAGTTTGGAATTCATCAGTTAATACAGATTTAATTACTTCTCTTAATTCATCTCCAACAGCTCTCTTTTCAGCAGCTCTAGCTTTTGCTTTTTCTGCCTTGCTTTCAATCATTTCTACTTGTTTTTCTACGAATGCTAATAGTTCATCTTTAGCCTCGATTTCTGTTGCTTCAAGAACATCCTTGATTAAACTGTAATAATCTTTCTTTGTTAACTTCTTTTCTTCCATTTTCTTTTTCTCCTTTCATTTTTTACAATTTAATTATATCAAAATTTTTAAAAAAAATCAACGAGTTCCTTTTTAGCCTCGAAACTGCAATCTAATCCAATCTAATATATCATGTTCGTCATTTACAGTAAGTTCAGCATCTGAAATTTGTAAACTTTCCATTACACATTTTAATATATCAAACGGACTTGGATCTCCAGTAATTGAAACATATTTTTCAATATATTCAATTATTCTTTCCTTATTATCTGCACTTGCTCTAATATGAATTCTTATACCATCTAGAAGTGGATTTTGTCCATCTTTAGATATATCAAAAGGATTATCAAATCTTATCATATATTACACCTCCTAATCATCAAATCCTGCATAGTCAACTAGCACAGGTTTTTTACCAACATATCCAATATTTGCATCTCTTAAATCGGTAATCCAATTATCTTTTAAATATTTTTTAAATCTTTTAAATATTTCTATACCATATTGAACTAATAAATCTGCTTCCCAACTTGAATCTAACCAATCATAATGTTCATTATTATTAATTTCTTTAACAAGAGTTCTATCTATATCTGTACTTGAACAGTGATTACTATTATAATTGTCTGAATCCATTCCGCCTAAGATATCTGCATATGGTTGTATATAAATTGGATGATTATTAACTTCGCCTAACAAATCAGTTTCTAAAAATATATCTCCAAAGCCTTCTTCTTCAGCCATTTCATATCTACAAGCCTCTTGACTACAATAATCCCATGCATTCACTCCATCTTGGGCTCCGCATAATTCATCACCATCACAATAGATAAAAGGTATTTTAATAACAAATCCAAAATTAGGAAATATTAATACTCCTTTTGTTGCTCCATTTGCTGCTTTAAAAGGTTTTTTATATGCATCTCTAAAAGGATATAAAACATCATCATCAAAACTATATTGGTCTAATTCATCAAAATACCCCTCGTGTAACGCATCTAAAATCTCTCTTATTTCATTTTCATATTCATTTAAAAACTTATTTAACATCATAATAATCACCTCATAACTTTTATTTACATTTATATTATATAAAAAAATAAAATAAAAATCAATAAGATTTTTTACCTAAATTTATCCATCTTATCGTTGATTTTTAATAAAAAATATTATATAATAATTGTGTATAGAAATGGAGGTAGTAAATATGAAAACTGTTTGTTTTGCAGATTTACATGGAAATTATAATTTATGGACTGCTATCAAAAATTACTACGGACCAAAAGATACATTAATCTTCTTAGGAGACGCATGCGATCGAGGTCCTGATGGAATAAAAATAATAAAAGAAATGTTTAAAGATAGTAGAGTTATATATATATTAGGTAATCACGAACAAATGTTATTAGAATATATACAAGATGGTATAGAACAATCATTAATAACTTCTATGGAATTAATTACTTATAATGGAAGTTTAAAAACATTACGAGATTATCAAAACTTAAATCCAATAGAACAAAATAAATTAATCCAGAATTTAAAAGAAAAAACAAAAAATTATTATATATATATAAATAAAGAAAAGAAAAATTTTTTCTTAAGCCATGCGGGAATTGATATTGATGCTATTAACGAAATCGATGATAAGAAATTATTATGGGATAGAGAACATATCAAAAGCAATAAAATATGGGATAACAGATATAAATATTGGTATATAGTTCATGGGCATACACCTGTTCAAACTATACAGCCAGATAAAATAATTCCTGAAATTTATAGATATTATAATAATCATAAAATTGATATAGATATGGGGACACCAAGTTCTAATAAAATTGCGGTATTAGATTTGGATACTTTACAAGTTAAATATTTCAAGGAGAATAAAGATGAATAATTTACAAGAACAATATAATAAATTAGTAAAAGAATATGGTGAAGATAGAATAGTTTGAATTGCGGCAGCCGGTCATTCAGCCTATGAGCAAGATTCTATGCCTGGTGGACCAATAACCGCATGTTATTTACCAACTGAAGATGAACTATATAATATTACATCACATAATGATTTGATTGACATCCGCAATATTATATCTCTAGCTCTTGATAAAGATAGTTCTTTATTAGATACTATATTAACCCCATATAAAATTGTTAATCCTAAATACATACAATATATAGATAATGATTTTTTTACTTATTTAAAATTAATTTTTTTAGATAATGATGAAGTAGTTATAAAAAAACTTAAAAATCTTATTAAAAATTTAATTCAAATGAATTTTGAAAGTAATTCAAAAGAACAAGAACTAATAAATATATTAACAAAAACAGAATTAAAAGTATTAGAATTAATAATAAAAAATTTTAAAAATTCTAATGAAGGAGATATAAAAGTAAGTCAAGCAACAGAACAATACAATATATCAACATCTGTTTTTAGAACATTATTTTATAAATTAAAAGAATATGGAGTTGCAGCAGTGGATAGCCGCGGTGTTAAAGGAACACATATAACTTTTAATAATATAACTAATTTAAAATCCTTAATTGATTAATTTTATAAATTATATTATAATAAATATGTAAAATTAATGAAGGAGTTGATTTTAAATGTTTAAGATAATATTGCCATCTATAAAATTTAAAGTTGAAAGATGGAAATATAATGAAGAATATCAAATTTATGTATCCTCATTAGGAAGATTTAAAGATAAGCATAAAAAAGATATTAAAATGTTAATTGGCTCTAATGGTTATTGTATAGTAAATACTTGGAAAGGTTTAAAAGCTGCCCATAGATTAGTATTAATGACATATAAACCTCTTGAGTCAATGGATAATTTAACAGTAGACCATTTAAATCATAATAAAAGAAATAATGAATTATCTAATTTAGAATGGACTACATTTGAAACTAATCAGACAAGAGCAAAAAAAGATTTTATTCAGTTAGATACAAATAATCAAAAGCAAATAAAGACAGGAAAATTATTATTCAATAATATTGAAGATGCTATTGATTATGTTATAAAAACAATGGTTTTAAATGGCAGTAATCCAAATAGAGATAATATAAAAAAGAAAATAAATAAAGCAATTTTAACAAAAACATTATATTGTAATAGAAAATGGTCTTTTGTATAAAAATTAGAAAGGAGAATAAATATGTTAAATCCAAAAACAAGGACAACTTTGTAGATTTAACATATATCATTTTTTATATATATTAGAAGGAGATGGTAAAATGGCAAAAGCTATTGATTTAACTAATCAAAGATTTGGAAAACTTCTAGTATTAGAAAGAGATTATGAAGAACCTAAAAAGCATCCAAATGAAAGACAAGCTTGATGAAAATGTAAATGCGATTGTGGTAATATAAAATCATTTAGAGCATCGGTAATAAAAAAAGCTACATCTTGCGGATGTGAAAAGTATCTTAATAGACAACCATTAACAGAAATGCAAAAACATAATATTAGTTTAGGTTTATTAAATTCTTCTAAAAAGAAAAATCAAATTAAAAATAGTTCATTAAATTTAATAGGAAAAAGATTTGGTAAACTAATAGTATTAGAACAAACTAACATAAGAAAAAATAAAAATGTAGTATGAAAGTGTCAATGTGATTGCGGTAATATTACATATGTTACTACAAATTCCTTAACAAAAGGAGATACGAAATCTTGTGGGTGTATAAAATCTTTCGGAGAAGAAAAAATTAGTCAACTATTAAGAGAAAATAATATATTTTTTGAACGAGAAAAACAATTTAATAATTGTCGTTTCCCTGATACAAATAAAATGGCAAGATTTGATTTTTATGTTAATAATGAATATATTATTGAATTTGATGGAAAGCAACATTTTGAAATTAATAATTTTTTTGAACAAAACTTAGAGAATATACAAGAACATGATAATTTTAAAAATAATTGATGTAAAGAAAATAATATTCCTATTATTAGAATTCCTTACTATCAATTAGAAAATTTAAAAATAGAGGATATAATATTAAAATAATGAAAGGAGAGATAATATATGATAAACCCTCGTACAAAACAACGTGAACTTTGTTATGTAGTTAATATAGACCGTATAGAACCAATAGTAGGTTCTGATAATTGCGAGGCGGCAGTAGTCGGTGGATGGAGAGTTATGACTAGAAAAGGAACTTTCCAAGCTGGAGATAAAGCCGTATATTTTGAAATAGATAGTAAAGTGCCTGAAACAGAAACTTTTGCATTTTTAGCACCAAAACATTATAAAGTAAAAACTCAAAAATATACTTTTGGTGGCAAAGGTTTAATGATTTCTCAAGGGTTATTAATGTCTTTTGAAGATTTTGGTTGGGATATTAATGCATACGAAGTTGGAGATTTCTTAACTGAAACATTAGGAGTTAAATATTCTGTTGTTGAAGATAATAAAAGAAAAGCATCAGTTGATAAATATAAAAGAATGGCTCAAAGACACGCAAAATTATTTAAAACTAATAAATTAGTTCAATGGTTATATGCTAGAACTTGGGGTAAAAAATTATTATTCTTATTCTTAGGAAATAAAAGAGATAAAAAAGCAGCATTCTGGCCTAGCTGGGTAGTTAAAACTGATGAAGAAAGAGTACAAAATTTACCTCAATTATTCCCACCAGACGACACAGAATGGTTTGTAACTGAAAAAGTAGATGGAACATCAACAACTTTTACAATGAAAAGATTAAAAAGAAATAAATATGAATTCTATGTATGTTCAAGAAATGTATGCTTTGATAAACCAGAAAAAGAAGAAAAATTATTTTATGAAACTAATGTATATACTGAAATGGCAATAAAATATAATGCAGAAGAAGTATTAAAAAATATATTAGAAACTCATAATGAATTTGAATTCGTAACAATACAAGGAGAAACATATGGAAAATCAGTTCAACAAAGAGATTATCATATGGATAATGTAGACTTCAAAGCGTTTAACTTAATATTTGGTTACAAAGATGGCACTACAAAAAGATTAAACCCAAGAGAAATGACAGAAATATTAACAAATACTTATAATATACCTTGCGTTCCAATCTTAGATGAACATTTTAAATTACCAAACTCAATAGACGAAATGGTAGCATATGCAGATGGAAATTCTGTTATAGATGGCGATTACCGCGAAGGTGTAGTATTAAGAACTGCAGATGGAGTAAATTCATTTAAAGCAGTATCAAATTACTATTTAACTTCTAAATATGGAAATAATTAATAAGGGAGATTAATAATCCCTTATTGATTATTTTTTTATTTTATGATATAATATTTATATAAGGGAAAAGGAGATGATGAAAAATATGGCAAAATTTTATAATATGACACCAAGTAGATTTTTCTGCACACAATGTGGACGAGAAGGAATTCCCGTACAAAGGAAGAAAGGTCAAGAAAGAGAAGGTGGACATTTAAAAAAATTATACTGTATGTATTGTAAACAAGAAGTAAATCATGCGGAAATCCGCGAAATAGGTGGATATGATATTGAAGATTTTAAACAAGAATATAATTTAGGTAGATTTGTAGATGGCAATAGAATTGCTATTAAAGATTTACTTGATTGCTCTTGTAGTAGTTGTCCATTTAATGTAAATGGAAAATGTTGGAATAGCAACTGGTCTAATGATTGTGGTCATAGAGTTAAGGAGGTTGATATTAATGAGTAAAATGTATATGGTAATTGGTGCTCCAGGCTGTGGAAAAAGCACTTATATTCAAAATCATTTGAAAGAAAATGAAATAGTTATATCAAGAGATAAAATAAGATTTAGTTTATTAAAAGACACAGATGAATATTTTTCAAAAGAAAAAGAAGTCTATAATGAATTTATTAAACAAATCAATGCGGCAATCGCAGATAATAAAGATTTTTATGTTGACCAAACATCTTTAAATGCGGCAGCCCGCAATAAACTATTTAGTAGATTAACAAAGAAACCTAATGAAATTATTGGTATATATTTTACTACACCACTTGACACCATATTACAAAGAAATGCTCAAAGAACTGGTCGTGCACTTGTTCCTGAAGATGCTGTTGTAAATATGTTTAATTCTTTAACTAGACCAACTCTTGATGAAGGATTTACAGAAATATTGGAGGTGGAATAATATGGAAAAGAAATATTGGTTTGTGTCAGACACTCATTTTGGACATATAAAAGATTTTCTTTGAAGTCCTAGAGGTTTTAATTCAATTCAAGAACATGATGAAGCTATCATTCGTAATTGGAATGAAATAATAGACCCAGAAGATGAAGTCTATCATCTTGGAGATGTAATGCTTAATGATAATGAACATGGACTTGAGTGTATTAAAAGACTTAATGGAAAAATTCATATTTTTGTTGGTAATCATGACACAGATACTAGAATTGAACTTTATAAAACTTGCCCTAATATAGTATCTATTGATGATGCAAAAGAGATTAAAATTGGAAAATATTATTTCTGGCTATGCCATTATCCAACTATTACCGCAAATTATGATGATGATAAACCATGGGCAAAACATTTAATTAACATATATGGACACACTCACCAACAAAGTAAATTCTATAATGATAATCCATATATGTATTGTGTATGTTTAGATGCTCATAATAATTATCCAGTATCATTAGAGCAAATACTTGAAGATGTTAAAAATAAAAAAATAGAAATGGATACCTATAAGGAGGATTAATATGAAAATTCAAATGAAAACTATATCTTCAGATTACAATGAAGAAACAGGTTTATCAAAAGTAACAGTTGCAACAGATTTAGGTTTAATTACTGGTTATGCTTCTTTACACCCAGATGATGCAGAAATAGCTTCACACTTTGCTGGTTGTAGATATGCGGAAATGCGTGCTGGTATTAAATATATGAAAGAAAAAATAAAAGTTTCAAAATATCAATTAGAACCTTTAAAGAGAGTATACAATATCTTGACAAATAAGAAAAATTGTGATATGAATAACAAAGGAATTAAATTATTAGAAAAAGAAATTTATACTTTAGAAGATGATATTGAAACTTATAAAACTAATGTTAAAACATTAACAGAAAGATTACAAACTGCAATTAATAGTAGACCTGGCATTGTAAATGATATGATGAATAAAAAACAAGATAATGAATAATTATCTTGTTTTATTTGATTTGTATAAAAATATATAATATAATAAATTAAAGAGGTGTATTTATATGAAAGTAGAAATTTATACTGATGGAAGTGCAAAAAATAATGGTGCTAAAGAAAATTGCGGCGGTTGGGGTGTAGTAGGATTAATTGAGAATCAAAGCTGTAAAAGCGGTTTCCGCATTGATTATACTATATCAAAACAAGAAGAAAATACAACTAACAACCGCATGGAATTAACTGCCTTAATATTTGCTCTTGCCGCAACACAAACTCGTTATAAAAATGATAAATGTGTAATTAAATCAGATTCAGCCTATTGTGTTAATATGTTTAATGATTGGATATATAATTGGCAACGTAATGGTTGGGTTAGACAGAAAAATCAACCTATTGAAAATCTAGATTTAGTTAAACAAATATGGGAGTATTGTAAATTAGAATGGCCCAACTTTACTGTTGAAAAAGTTCCAGGGCATTCAGGTTTATTAGGTAATGAACTTGCAGACGCCCTATCAACAAATAATCAAGCAAAAATAGACAAAATTTTAAAAGAAAATGATTACTTCTACGAAAAAGTAGAAAATTTTGACTTACAATAAAAAATATGATATAATTATAATAGATAAAAAATGAAAGGAGAACTATAAATGGACGATAAGAAATTATATAATAAAGATAGTATAGAGTCATTAAGTCCACTTGAGTTCACAAGACTTCGTCCTGGAGTTTATGCAGGAGATACTACTTATTCAACTCAATTATTAGTTGAAATAGTTTCTAATGCGGTAGATGAATTCAGATTAGGACATGGAAATTTAATAAAAGTAGATATTAAAAATGATATAGTTACTGTTACAGATTATGGACAAGGCTTTTTAGTTAATGAAATAAGAGAAGATGGTAAAACAGTTCTTGAAGCTGCATTTAGTATCCTTAATACATCAGGAAAATACCGTGAAGATGGAACTTATGAAGGCACTTCATTAGGTTCGTTTGGTATTGGTTCAAAAATTACTACTTTTTTAAGTCATTGGCTAGAAGTTCAAACTTGGAGAGATGGTAAATCTGAATTAGTTAGATTCAAAGAAGGAGTTTTTAGAGATAGAAGTGTTAGAGAGCACGATGATGGAATACCATCAGGGACTATGATTAGTTGGCAACCTAGTGAAGAATTCTTTACTCATACAACTGTTGAAATTGCTAAAATTCAAGATTTATTTCAAACTATAACTTGTTTATGCCCTGGATTGACAATAGAGTTATCAAATAATGGAGAGATTACAAAATATTATTCAGAGCATGGATTAAATGATTTAGTTGATAAAGCTGTAAAAGATAAAGAAATAATAAATAATAGATTTAATATGAATTTTACAGAAGGTAAAAATAAAATGGATATGGTATTAACATATACTTCTAACTATTCATTAACATTAATTCCTTATGTAAATACAGGTCTTACAGAGAAAGGGCCTCATATAACTCAAGTTAAAACTATTATCACAAGAGAGTTTAATAAATTCTTTAGAGATAAAAAATGGTTAAAAGATAAAGATGAAAATTTAACTGGAGATGATATTCAAGAGGGAATGTATATAGTATTTAATATCACAGCCCCTAATATCGGATATGATGCTCAAGTTAAATCAACAGTAACTAAAATAGATATGACACCTTTTACTCAAACATTAGCAGATACTTTATCAGTATGGTTTAATAACAATGAAAAAGAAGTAAAAAATATATTTGATAAAGCGGCAGCCGCTAGAAAAGCTAGAGAGGCAGCTAAAAATGCTCGTGAAAGAGTAAGAGAAACTAATAAGAAAAAAGAAAAAGCATTAAAATTTGATAGTAAACTTGCAGATTGCTATTCAAAAGATAGAAGTAAATGTGAGATATATATTACAGAGGGAGATTCAGCAAGTGGAAACTTAAAATCTGCTCGTAATAATGAATTTCAAGCTGTTATGCCTGTTCGTGGTAAAATACTTAATACTCAAAAAGCAAGTTTAGATAAAATACAAAAAAATGCAGAGATTATGACAATGATTGATGCTTTTGGGTTATATATTGATACTAAAACTATGCAAGTTACTTATGATAAAGATAGTTTAAGATATGGTAAGATTATTATTGAATCAGATGCTGATGTTGATGGAGCGCATATCAAAAACTTATTCTATACTTTTATATGGAATTTCTGTCCTCAATTAATTGAAGATGGCTATATATACGCAGGAGTTCCACCATTATATAAAGTAACAATAGGTAAAGAATATAAATATATTAAAAATGACGAAGAATTAGAAGAATTTAAAAAATCAATAGGCGACAAAAAAATAACTGTCAATCGTATGAAAGGGTAAGAGATAGTCTGGCCCTTAGGCATTTTTCCACTTATCAGTGGGGTCATGCGGCAACCACATGGCTAACGAGGGAGTCTTATAAAATTATTAAAAATTTTGGACATCTCAGGACAAACTGAAATGTTTAAAATTCATATAATAATAGAAAAATAAGATAATCTCGTGGGAAGTATACTACGATATTATCTCAAATAAAGGAGATAATAGATATGATAGGAATTTATAAAATAACAAATCAAATAAATAATCATAGTTATATAGGTCAAAGTATTCATATTGAAAAAAGATGAAGCGAACACAAAACTAAATATAATTGAGAAAGAGAATGTAAAAAACCTTTATATTTAGCTTTTCAAAAATATGGATTAGAAAATTTTACATTTGAAATATTAGAAGAATGTGAACCACAAGACCTAAATAATAAAGAAAAATATTATATTAAATATTATAATACTTATAAAGATGGTTATAATCAAACTATTGGCGGAGAAGATAATTATGGAGAGAATCATCCTGGACACAAATTAACTGAACAAGATGTAATTAATATCCGCATAAGATATAATAATCATGAAAGAAAAAAAACTGTTTATTTAGATTATAATAATAGAATTGGAGAATCTGGATTTAAAAAAGTATGACAAGGAGAGACTTGAAAGAACATTCTTCCAGAAGTATATACAGAAGAAAATAAAGAATATCATAAAATGCATTCTGGAAATGAAGGTTCTTCAAACGGCAGATCTAAAATAACAGAACAAGATGTTTATAATATAAGATTAAGAAGAAAAAATGGAGAAGCTTTAAAAGATGTTTATGAAGACTATAAAGATAAATTAACAAAAGGTAGTTTTACAAACATTTGAAGTTATCAAAATTGAAAAAATATCGTAGTATAAACCTGTATCGACTATCCCCGTTGTTGGGGAGTAGGACTGCTATTGATACGCAGTTCGAAACGGTGCCCGCCGCAAGGCGAAGAAATAGTCAGTACCTTTGGTGACAAAGGATTAATACGTAGGTGAAATGTCAGTTGATGAAACTGAAGAAACATTAACCGATCCTGATAACAGAATAATTAAGCAAATAACAGTTGAAGATGCGGCAGCCGCAGATAAATTATTTAATGATTTAATGGGAACCACAATACAAAGCCGTAAAGATTTTATTAAAGAGCATAGCAAGGAGGCAACTTACAATGCAGAATAATTATTCTATATCAAATGAAGAGTTAGAATATATAAAGTCTATAAATAAACCATTTTCTCAAACATTATGGAATTATGCAAAAGGAAATTTAAAAAGATATTTATTTAATTTTGTTGGAACTTGAAAACATTATTGTTGAGAAGATAGTGAACAGTTAGAAAAATGACAATCTTCACCAGAAGTTAGAAGATGACATACTATTCTTAGTCAAATTAAATGGGATAATAAAAATCAAAAAATTATAGATACAAGAAGTGAAGAAGATAAAAAACTAACATTTTATGAAATGTATAATAAATTAGAACAAGAAGAAAAGGAGGCTACATATAATGCAGAATAGATATGTATTTTTAAGACCTTCCTTATTTAATGTTTTAAAAAATTTTTTAAATATTAAAACAAATATAAATAAAATCAATTATTTAGGTTATATTTTTGTGAAGGAGGCTATTTATAATGTTGAATAGTGAAATAGATAGCCTTCAAGAAGTTCTTGCAATATTAAAAAATTATAATAATTATACAACTTATATTGAAGTAAGTCCTAATTTATATACTTATTTAAGATTACAATGTAAAACAATTGCGCCTACATTTGATAAAGATGCTTATCCTGAAATTTTATTTGGGTGTAGAATATTTTTAAATCCAGAATTAGAAAAATTTGAATATAGAATAACAAGAAAGGAAAATGGCTATGAATAATGATATTTTAAATGAATTAAGTACAAATTTTATTGAATATGCTGTTGCAGTTAATACAGACCGTGCAATTCCAGATGCAACAAGTGGTCTTAAACCTGTTCATAGAAGAATCTTATGGGGAGCTTATGAAAAAGGTTATACATTTAGTAAACCTCATGTAAAATCAGCTAAGATAGTCGGAGATGTAATGGGAACTTACCATCCACATGGAGATAGCTCTATATATGGTGCTCTTGTTAGATTATCACAACCTTGGGTTATGAGATATCCACTTATAGATTGGCATGGTTCTAATGGTAATATAGATGGTGACGGTCCTGCAGCAATGCGTTATACAGAATCTAGATTATCAAAACTTGCAGAAGATGGTATGTTAAATGGGATAAAGAAAAGAAATGTCGATTTTATTCCTAACTACTCTGAAGATTGCGAAGAACCAGTAACCTTACCTGCTATATTTCCTAACTTATTATGCAATCCAAATACTGGTATTGGTGTTGCTATGGCTTGTAATTTTGCTCCACACAATTTAAAAGAAGTAGCACAAGCAATTCATGATTATGTTAAAGGTGAAGAGCCTATGCTACCTGGACCAGACTTTCCAACTGGAGGTATAGTAATTAATAAAGATGATGTGCCTGCAATTATGAGAAGCGGTCATGGTAGTGTAAAAATTAGAGGTAAATATAAAGTAGAAAAACAAAATTTAGTATTCTATGAAATACCTTATGGAACATCAACAGAAGCACTTATTGCGGAAATAGGTAAAGTAGCAGAAGAAGAATTAAGTGAAATTACTAATATACGAAATGAAAGTAATAAAAAAGGATTAAGAATTGTTATAGAATGCAAAAAGGATGTTAATCCTGATGTAATAGCAAATAAGTTATTTGCAAAAACTAATTTACAAACAAGTTTTTCATATAATCAAGTTGCTTTAATAAATAAAACTCCAACAGAAGTTAATTTAAAAGATTGTATTAAAATATACCTAAATCATAATATTGAATGTTTAATAAAAGAATGCGATTTTGATTTAAAGAAAGCGGAAGCCCGCCTAGAAATAGTAGAAGGTTTATTAAAAGCATTACAAAATATTGATACTATAATTGCATTTATTAAAAAATCTGTTAGTAGTGCTGCCGCAAAAGATGGATTAGTAAGTGAATTTGGATTTACTGAACCTCAAGCAAAATCTATCGTAGCTATGAGATTAGGTAGTTTAGCTAAACTCGAAGGTGTTGAACTTAATGATGAAAAAGCTAAATTAAATGAAACAATAGATGATTTAAATAGAATATTAGGTTCAGAAACTGAACAATTAAATGTTATTCTAGGTAGATTAGATGATTTAGTTAAAAAATATGGAGATGCAAGAAGAACTGAACTAACACAAATCGAAGTTCCAAAAGAAGAAAAGGAAATTGCAGAAGTTATTCCTGAAGATGTTGTTGTTATGCTATCACAAACAGGAGACATTAAAAGAATACCTAAAGCTAGCTTTAGAACACAAAGAAAAGGCGGAAAAGGAGTAAAAACTGCAGACGATGCGATAATGGCTACTATTAGAACTAATACTATTGATGCTTTATTATTATTTACAAACAAAGGAAAAATGTATAGAATTATAGTAGATAACATACCTATTGGAACAAATGTATCAAAAGGTTCTAATGTATCGACATTAATTAATTTAGAAAATGATGAAAAAGTTATTGCTATAACTAATTTAGCAAGAGGAAATGAAAATAAATATGTTGTATTTATTACAAAGAATGGTTTATTTAAGAAAACATCAATAGAAGAATATACTAAAACTAAAAGAAGTACAGGTATAGCCGCTATAAATCTTAAAGATGGAGATAGTATTGCTAATATAGAATTAATGAATGATGAAGATATGATTATAATAACTAAAAAAGGTTATTCAATTCATTTTGAAACTAAAGAGATTGCGGCAATCGGTAGAGTTACTGCTGGAGTAAAAGCAATTAAATTAGCAGATGACGATGAAGTATTAGTAGGTTTACCAATAAGAGATAAAAAAGAAACCGTTGCAGTGTTTAGTTCATTTGGAAATGCTAAAAAAACTAATATAGATGAATTCCCACTTCAAATGCGAGCTGGACGTGGAGTAAGATGTTGTAAAGATGAGGTTGTAGGAGCAGTAACACTTAATGATGAAAACGAAATATTAATTTGTGGAAATCCAAGATCTATATGTATATTAGGTCAAGAACTTCCCTTATTAAAAAGAGACACCATTGGGAATTTAATGATAAAAGATTCTATTATTACTTCTGTTGTAAAAATATAATCGTGTTGGGTAGGGATGGTTAAATTAATTATCCTTATTCTCATAGTATAATAAGAAAGGATAAATTATTATGACAATAGAAGAACAATGGATTAATAAAATTTCATTATATGATAATAAAATAAAATTTGTTAGAATTAATAATAAAGATATTGGAAAACATCAACAAAATGGATTATTAAAAATTGAAATGGTTTATTCTAGAGGAGATAATCGAGGAAGTTATTATTTTTGTAAATGTGATTGCGGTAATTATACTACTGTATGAGGAGCACATTTTAGAACAGAACATTCAAAAAGTTGTGGATGTTATGCAAAAGAAAAAAGTAAAGAAAATATGTATAAACTAATAGAAAAGAAAAAAGAAGAAAAAACATTTTATAAAGATTTGACAAATCAAACTCATGATTGATTAGTGGCTATTAAGCCAACTGAAAAAATTAATTCATCAAGACAAAAAATTTGATTATGTAAATGTTTATTATGTGGAACATTATGTGAAAAAGACTCTACTTCATTTTTGAGAACTTCTTCATGTGGATGTTTAAATCAATCTAAAGGAGTCAAAAAAATAGAATTGCTGTTACAAGAATATAATATCATCTATGAAAAAGAAAAAAGATTTGAAGATTGCAAAGATATATTACCATTACCATTTGATTTTTATATTAATAACTATTATATTATTGAATATGATGGAATTCAACATTTTAAAGATATTCAATTATGAGGAGGAAAGGACAAAATAGAAACTCGTAAAAAACATGATAAAATTAAAAATGAATATTGTAAAAATAAAAATATTCCATTAATTAGAATACCTTATACACATTTTGAAAAAATATGTATAGAAGATTTATTATTAGAAACTAGTAATTTTATTATAAATTAAATATAGAAAGGAGAGGCGGCAGTCGGTTTATTAATTTTCAATCGGATTTTCAAGCCCGGTTAACCGACTCCCGCAAATATTATATGGCACAAGAAGTTAAACAAACTCCTTTAACTATTGAAATTCCTTTTGAAGAATATAAAGAACTTTTAATAATTAAAGGTCGTTATGAAGAATTAAAATCTCAACAAAATATCCCATGGACAGTTAAACCAAATGGAACAACTATAACATATACAAACACAAGAGAACAAGATAAAGAACTAACTCCTCCATATAAAGTGACTTGCTAAAAGTCACTTTATTGATTTTCTTTTAAAATAATGATATAATTATTATATAAAGGAATGGTGAAGATTATGGAAAATGAAATTAGAACATTAGTCGACAAATTAAATTATTATACAAAGTTATATGATGAAGGACATCCTGCAATTAGTGATAAAGAATGGGATGATATGTATTTCAAACTTCAAAATTTAGAAACTCTATATAATATTTATTTATCAGATAGCCCAACTCAAAATATTAATTATCAAGTCGTAAATAAATTAAATAAAGTAAAACATAATCACCCTATGTTATCACTTGATAAAACTAAATCAATAGATGCAATTAAATCTTTTTTAGGAAATAAAGATTTTATTTGTATGGCTAAAATGGACGGTTTAACTTGTTCATTAAGATATTTAGATGGAAAATTAGTGTCTGCGGAAACCCGCGGAAATGGTATTGAAGGAGAAGATATTCTTCATAATGCTTTACAAGTAAAAAATATTCCTAATAAAATTAATTATAAAGAAGAATTAATTATAGATGGAGAAATAATTTGTACTTATAATGACTTTAAAGATTTTGAAAAAGAATATAAAAATCCTAGAAATTTTGCAAGTGGTAGTATAAGATTACTAGATAGTAAAGAAAGTTCAATGAGAAAACTTACTTTTGTAGTATGGGATATTATAAAAGGTCTTGATGAAGAAAAATTATTAACAGGTTATGATAGATTAAGTAATAAATTATCAAAAGCAGAAACATTAGGTTTTACCATTGTTCCTTTTGAAATTAATTTACCTGAATATGAAACAATAGAACAAATTATGGAAATAGTAAAAAAATCTAGTTCTATATATCCAATTGATGGATTAGTTTTTAAGTATGATAATTGTGATGAATATATTGCCGCAGGTAAAACAGACCATCATTTTAAGGGTGGATTAGCATATAAGTTTTATGATGAAGAATATGAAACCATTTTACAAAATATAGAATGGACTATGGGAAGAACTGGAGTATTAACTCCTGTAGCTATATTTGAACCTATTGATATAGATGGGACTGAAGTGTCAAGAGCTAATCTACATAATATATCGGTAATTAGAGATTTGTTTAATGAAACTCCTAAAAAAGGACAAAAAATATATATTTATAAAGCAAATCAAATAATTCCTCAGATATCAAAAGTAGAAAAATATGAAGAAACAGGAGAAGATAGTTTAGATTATCTTAATCCACCTAATGAATGCCCTATATGCGGACATGAGACAGAACTTTTTGGAGATAATGATAGTATATTTTTACAATGCGGAAACCCAGCTTGTGAAGGTAAATTATTAAATAGAGTAGAACATTTCTTTAGTAAAAAAGGTTTAAATGCTAAAGGGCTATCAAAAGCAACAATAGAAAAATTAATAGATTGGGGATGGATTAATGGAATCAAAGATGTATTCATACTTGATGCGTATGCAGAGGATTGGAAGAAGAAGGCAGGTTTTGGAGAAAAGTCTGTTAACAATATTATCACATCCATCAAAGAAAGTAGTAATACTGACCTCGAGTCCGTTATCAGTGCAGCAGGAATTCCACTTATTGGTAGAACAGTGGCTAGACAAATCACAAGCATCTTCAATACATACGAAGATTTTAGAGAAGCAATCGGGAATTTTGATTTTTCAGAAATAGATGGCTTTGGATATGAAATGAATAAATCATTAAAAAATTATAATTATGATGAATTAGATTATATTGTAGAAAATTTCTTAACTATAAATAATAAAATAGAAGAAAGGAAAGAACAAAAATTAGAAGGTTTAACTTTTTGTGTAACCGGAAAAATCAAACAATGGAAGAATAGAGATGAATTATCTAGTTTTATTACTTCATTAGGCGGAAAAGTAGTGGGTTCAGTTTCTACAAACATGGATTATTTAATAAATAACGACATTAATTCAACATCAAGTAAAAATTTGAGAGCTAAAGAATTGGGCAAACAGATTATTGATGAGCAAACTTTCATGGATATGTTTGATTTATAAAAAATTTTTTGTTATAATATATATATGAAAGATGAGAAAAAACTAAAAGAGTTAGCGGAACAGATAATTAAATATGAAAAAGAATGCCAACTCGGAAATAACGTTCAAGAAAATGTGAGTAAGATAGAGCAACTTATTCAATCTCTTTCAGTAGAAGAAATGCTCGCTATAGATGCATATATAACTAATGAAAATTTTTTGACAAAGTAAAATTTTTATGATATAATATATATGTAAAATAAAAAAGATGAAAAACATCAAAATAGAATAAAAAAAGGAGAGAAAGAATTATGTTAAAACCAAATAGTAGAACAGTTTATGAATTTGTAAAAGCTAATGACGGTAAGAATATTACTGCAGCTGATATCGCAGAAGGAACAGGATTAGATACTAAACAAGTAAATGGTATTGTTACATCTGCATTCCAAAGAAAAGGATTAATGGAAAGAATTCCTGCTGAAATCGAATTAGAAGATGGAAGCCATAAATCAGTTAAGTTTATTAAATTAACTGCTGAAGGAAAAGCTTTTAATCCAGATGCTGAAGAAACAAAAGCTGAATAATTTTTAATAAAAATCTAACATAGGAAAGCGGAGGAGGTAATCCTCTGCTTTTCTTTATTTTAAAAAGGTGATGTAAATGTATTTTATAATATTTCTATTATTATGTATTTCTTGTTTATTATTTTATTTGTATTATAAAGAAAAAAACAAAACAAGAGAAATAAATAAAATAAATGAAAATATTAAAAAAGAAAATGAAAAAATAGAAGATGAAAATAAATACTTAAATGAGAAAAAAGATTTTATACAAAAAGAAATTGAAAATAAACAAAATATTTTAGATAAAGTTCAACAATCAATAGAAAATTCTGAACAAGTATCCAGAAAAGCATTTGAAAATTATATGGATACTTTAGATAAAGAATATGAATTAAAAGAAAAAGAATATTATGCGGCAATAGATTTATTAAACAAAAGCTATGGAGATATACAAGATAAGGTTAATGCGGAAATCGATCAGATCCGCGTAGATCTAGATAAAATTTCTGCAACTCGCGCCGCCGCAATTCAAGCACAATTAGAAGAAGAAAAAATACAACAACAAGCAGAATATTATTCTTTATCTATTGATGACATAGATAAACGAGAAACAAAAATATTACAATCTATTGAAAATGAGCTCCGTGATCCTAGGCCTATCCGCATGATTATATGACAAACATATTATTCCAAAAAAGCAAACGAACTTGCTGCAAGAGTATTAGGAACAGAAGAAAAATGCGGAATATATAAAATTACAAATAAAACAAATAAATTGTGTTATATAGGACAAGCTAAAAAAATTAGAGAAAGATGGCGTGAGCATATGAAATGCGGTCTTGGAATAGATACTCCCGCAAATAATAAATTATATCAAGCTATGTATAAAGAAGGAATTGATAATTTTACTTTTGAAATGCTTGAGGAGTGCGCTGCCGCAGATTTAAATGAAAAAGAAGCCTTTTATATTAATTTATATAATTCATATGATTATGGATATAATTCTAATAAGGGAATTAGAAATTCCTAATTTGATTTATTAAATAAAAAATGATATAATATAATTAGAAAATGAAAGGAGAAAAATAATATGTGGTTATCTTTTCTAAAAAGAATGAACAAAAATAAACAATATATTACTTCTCTTGAAGATATTCCAAAATATATGAAAGTCAGCAATAGAGAATTACAATTAGATACTTTAACACCTCAAATAGCTGAGTCTATTGATGCTTATATCAGATTTTGGAATTTAGCAGATGATGAAATGGGAATTTCATTATCTGAAAGAGAACCTATTAAACTTTATATAAACTCAATTGGTGGAAGTTTAGATGCAGCAATTACAATCGCTAACTCAATTCAAATATCTAAAACACCTGTTTATACTTTTAATATTGGTTCTGTGCATAAAGAGAGTTTTTTGGTGTATTTAGCTGGACATAAAAGATTTACTTACGCTGATTCAACATTTATGTTTACAGATAGTATTTTCCAAAAGCCAGTTGAAGAAGAAAATGAGTCTACTTTTTATAGTAAAAATATGTTATTAACTACTATTCAAGCAAATATAAAAACTTCTTTAATTGAAAAAACAGGAATTACAGAAGCTCAATATGATAAGCATTGCAAAAATGAATGGTGGTTTAATACTGATGACGCATTTAAATTGCATATATGTAACGAAGTATCAAGAAATCATTATCATTATGTAAAGAAAGATAGATAGGGAGGGAAATAATATGACAATGAATGAATTTTTAAAAGAATTAGAACAATATTCAAAATATTTTAGTCCTGCGGCAATGGATTTTTATACCGAATTAAAAGAAAAAACTCAAAACACTTTTACTGAAAATGGTAGAAAAATACTTATTTGTATGCAACGAAATCAAGCAACATATAAAACTTTTAGTTCAAAACAATTAGGAGAATTATTATTTATGCCTCCACGCTCAGTATCTGGAGCTATGAAAAAGCTACTTAATGAGGGGTATTGCCGCAAACAAGCTACAAACCCTGTGACATATGAGTTGACAACTTTAGGCAGTGAAACTCAGCTTGACGATTAAAAAAATTTTTGATATAATATTAATATAGAAAAATGAAAATTAAAAGAATAATTAGAAAAGGAGAAGAAAATAAATGAAAAAAATGATTAATACTGAAAGAGTAGAAGGTAGAATTTATCAACATAATTTAGTAAAGAAAACTGTACAAAATCAAGCATCTCAAAACTTTGGTAAAGAATTTATATCAGGTAATATTGAAGTTGCTGTTGATGAAGAAGGATTAGTAGTAATTCCAGTACACTTTACATATGTTGTAGAAACAACTAACTCAGGAAATAAAAATGCAACTTATACAAATTTAGATAGAATTATCAATGGTGGCAAAACTTGGGTTACAGATGGAAAAGATGAAGCATTAAAAATAAGAATTGATACTGCATTAGCATTAAATGATTTTTATACACAAGATGATAGATTAGTATCAACTAAAGTAAATGAAGGCGGATTTGTTACAATCATATCTGACTTAGGTCCAGAGAATGAAAGAAATACATTTACAACTGATATGTTAATCACAAATGTAACAAGAGTTGAAGCTGACCCTGAAAAGAACATAGATAAAGATTATGTAGTAGTAAAAGGTGCTATATTTAATTTTAGAAATGCATTATTACCTGTTGATTTTATCGTTAGAAATGATGAAGGTATGGGATATTTTGAAGATTTAAATGCATCTCAAAATGAACCAGTATTCACAAAAGTATGGGGTAGAATTAATTGTGGTTCAATCGCAAATGAAGTAAAAGAAGAAACTGCATTTGGTGAAGAAGCTGTTAGAACTTTTGAAAGAAAAATAAGAGAATGGATTATCACAGGAACATCAAAAGTACCATATGATTTTGGAGATGAAACTGTATTAACTGTTGCTGAAGTTCAAAAGGCTATGCAAGATAGAGAATTAATGTTAGCAGATACAAAGAAACGTAGTGAAGAATATAGAGCTCAAAGAGACGGAGGATCTACTCCAGCTCCAGCAGCTACACCATCAACTACAACTACTACTGTAACTGCAGCTAAAGGGACATTTAATTTTTAATAAAACTCTATAAATGGAGGAGCGTAGCCTCCTCCTTATTTAATATATAAGAATAAAGAAGAAGGAGAAATATAAAATGGCTATAGATTTACAAAAATTAACACCTCATAAAGTAAGTAGAGATTTAAGTGGATATATTACTTATATATATGGAGCGCCAAAAGTAGGTAAAACTTCTTTAGGTGCAGATATGCCTAAACCATTATTACTAGCATTTGAACGCGGTTATAATGCTTTAGCTGGAATTATTGCTCAAGACATTTCGTCTTGGTCAGAAATTAAACAAGTAGTAAGAGAATTAAAGAAACCTGAAAATAAAGAAAGCTTTTCAACTATTATAGTGGATACCGTAGATGTTGCGGCAATCCAATGTGAAAAATATATATGCGGACAAAATGGAGTTAATGCTCTAGGGGAAATTCCTTATGGTCAAGGATGGACTTTACTTAAAAAGGAATTTGAAGAAGTATTCCGTTCAATAGCTCAATTAGGATATGCAGTATATTTCATCGCTCATTATAAAGAAGGTAGTTTTAAAAAATCAGATGGTTCTGAATTTTCAATTATCAGACCTTCTGTGTCAGATACTTATAATAGAATAATTGAAAATATGGCTGATATTTATGGTTATATGTATGCAGATACAACAGATGGAGTAACAACTCGTAAGATTAGATTACGTTCTCAAGATGGTAGCGTAACATGTGGTTGCCGCTTCAAACATATGGTAGAAGAAGTACCTGCTAATTATGATGCTCTTGTAAAGGCACTTAATGATGCTATAGATGCTGCCGCAAAAGAAAAAGGTGCAGAATTTGTAACTAATGAAAAGAATGAATTTAAAGTAGAAGAATTAGATTTTGATACTGTAAAAGCAAAATTTGAAGAAATAGTTACAAAGATTATAACTTCTCATACTGAAAAAGAAATGGAAGAAGTATGGACACCTAAAATTACACAAATTACTGAAAAGTATCTTGGTAAAGGTAAAAAAGCTAGTCAATGCACAAGAGACCAAGTTGAAATGCTTAATCTTATTGTAATTGATTTAGAAGATTTAATAAAATAAAAGTAAAGAGGAGTGATAAAGAGAAGATATCTAGACGTAAACTATATCTTCTCTTTTTTGATTTTTACTTAAAATTATGTTATAATATAATAAAGAAGAAAAGAAGGTGTATAGAGTATGGCACATTTTGTTACTTGTAAGTATTGCGGGATCCGCTTTGATAGAGATTTAGAGCCGGCCATAGAAGTTAGCCCTAGACGATATGCGCATAAAACTTGCGCCGAAAAAGTAGAAGCAACCATTCCGCAAGACGAAAAAGATTATAATAGTTTAGAATTATATATAAAAAAATTATTCAAAGTAAATACTATTAATGCAAAAACAAGAAAACAAATTAAAGATTTTAGAGAAGAATATGGGTATAGTTATTCTGGAATGCTAAAGACTTTATATTGGTGGTATGAAATACAAGGACATACAATAGAATTGGCTAAAGATGGTATTGGAATAGTCCCATATGTTTATGATGATGCCGAAAAATATTATTATACACTATATTTGGCAAAATTAGTTAATGATAATATTGGAGAGTATAAGCCTAAAGTTGAACAAGTAGAAATAGCATCTCCACGTGTTTATACAAATCCAACAAAATTATTTAAGATAGATGATGATGAAGATTAGGAGGGTAGCAAATGGCGAAATATGTAGATTTATCAGCAACTATTCAAGTGATAGGGTGCATCTATCAAAATCCTTCTTTATTAGATGATGAAAGATATTTCTTCAATGAAGATGATTTTACTGAAGAATTTCATAAAATATTATTTGGCTCTATTTACAATCTTCATGCTCTTGGGGCAAAAGAAGTTAATGTTAATACAATAGAAGATTATTTAAAAGATAGACCAAAAAGTTTAGCAACTTATAAAACATATAAAGGTGCAGAATATTTACAAAAAATAACAGAAAATATACAATTATCAACTTTTGATTATTATTATCAAAGAGTTAAAAAGATGACTTTATTGCGTATGTATAGCAACGCGGGAATGGACTTATCTTGGTTATATGATATTAATAATATATTAGATGTTAAAAAGAAACAGGCTCAAGAAGACTGGTTAGACAATTCATCTCTTGATAGTATTGCAGATTTAATAGATAAAAAAATTACTGAAATAAGAATGAAATATGTAGATGATTCAAATGAAGATTTTATTCAAGCTGGAGATAGAATGGTTGAATTAATTGAAAATCTTCAAAAGCGACCTGAAATTGGATATCCAATGTATGGGCCTCTTATTAATACAGTTACACGTGGAGCTCGTTTAAAAAAGTTCTATTTAAGGTCTGCGGCAACAGGTGTCGGTAAAACTCGTAGTATGATTGCAGATGCATGTTCAATAGCTTGCGATAAAATATATGATTCAGATTTAGGTAAATGGGTTGAAAATGGAACTAAAGAACCTACTATGTTTATAACAACAGAGCAAGAGGTTGATGAAATACAGACTATGATGTTAGCATTTTTATCTGATGTAAATGAAAATCATATTATATATAATGCATATGAAGTTGGAGAGTTAGAGCGTGTTATTTATGCGGCTGAGCTTATTAAAAAATGTCCGCTATATATTAAAAAATTGCCTGACTTCTCAATGAAAGATATTGAAAATACTATTAAATTTGGTATTCATGAGTGGGATGTCAGATATGTGTTCTTTGATTATCTACATACTTCTATGAAAATATTAAGTGAAGTAACTTCAAAAACTGGAATTAAAGGTTTAAGAGAAGATAATGTATTATTTATGATTTCAATTAAATTAAAAGATATATGTAATGAATATGGAGTATTTATTCTTACTGCTACTCAACTTAACGCAGATTATACTACTGCACAACAATATGACCAAAACCTATTACGTGGAGCAAAATCAATAGCAGATAAAATTGATTTAGGTATGATTATGCTTAAAACAAGCAAAGAAGATAAAGAGGCGTTAAGAGAGGTTATAGCGAGATTTAAATTTGAAGAGCCTGCAATTAAAATATCTGTTTATAAAAATCGTAGAGGTCAATATAAAGATATTTTATTATGGTGTAAAGCAAATCAAGCTACTTGCCGCGTGATACCTATGTTTGCTACTGATTACAATTATCAATTAGTAGACTTACCTGACTTTAAAATAAATGTTAATCCTAAGTTGCAAGTTTCTGCTTTCTAATTGATTATATAAATAATTTTTGTTATAATATAATTATATGAAAAGGAGTGAATAGTAATGGATAATATAAAAGAATGGTCTGAAAATATTAAAAATAGTTTAACAATAGAACAAATAAAAGAATTATTATACGCTCTTGGTGGCGACCCAATACTTAAAGGTGATATTATTATAGCTAGGACTATATGTCACGGGGGTCAAAGCCATAAATTATATTATTATGATAACACTAAATTATTTAGATGTTATACTGAATGCAGTGATATATTTGATATATATGATTTTATTATAAAAAATAAAAAATTAGAAGGTATTGATTTTACTTTATTCCAAGCTATTCAATTTGTAATTACTTTTTTCAATTTGGCAATCTCAAATGAAAATTTTGTTTATAGTAATGAAGAAGTAGGGGATTGGCAAATTCTTAATAAATATGAACAAAATAGTTCTCAAGAAAAGCAAGAAAAAATAATTGAGTTCAAATTTTATGATGATAAAATTTTAAAATATTTACCAAGACCAAAAATTCCTATGTGGTTAAAAGAGGGTATATCGCAAGAGGCGATGGATAATTGCGGAATTGCGTTTGATCCAGTTTCATGGGGGATAGTAATCCCGCATTATAATATTGATGGTAAGTTAATTGGAATTAGAGAAAGAACATTAATTAAAGAAGAAGAGGAAAATGGAAAATATAAACCTGCTATTTTAAATTATCAAATGTATAATCACCCATTAGGTTTTAATTTATATAATTTAAATAATAGTAAAGATAATATTAGAAAAATAAAAAAAGCGATTGTATTTGAAGGAGAAAAAAGTTGTTTATTGTATCAATCTTATTTTGGAATTGATAATGATATTAGCGTCGCAGTGTGCGGAAGTAACTTAACAAATTATCAAATACAACTTTTAAAATCTTTAGATGTTGAAGAAATTGTAATTGCTTTTGATAAGCAATTTAAAGAAATAGGAGATAAAGAATGGAAGGGTTGGGTTAAAAAATTAACCGATATAAATAAAAAATATAGTTCTATTATTCAAATTAGTTTTATGTTTGATAAATGGAATTTATTAGGATATAAAGATGCTCCAATTGACTGTGGTCCTGAAATCTTTACTCAACTTTTTGAAAGGAGAGTAATGTTATAATGTTAAGCAATTTAGGCTGATTTATGTTTGGCACTATATGTGGATTTATATTAATGTGTATAGTATCTGCAGGTGATGATGATGATGAATAAAATAAAAGAATATAGAACATTACATAAAAAATGTAAATGATGCAAATATTATAAATATTATTTATATCCTCATTGATTAACATTGGGATATGGAAAATGTTTATTAAAAGATAAAATAATTAATTATGAAAATTTACCAAGATTATGTAAATATTATGAATTAAAGGAGGATAACAATGAGATATCAACTAATAAATCCAATTAATCCAAAATATTCTACAATAGAAACAATATTAACAAATAGACATATCCCACTTGCGGAAGTGTCTCATTATTTAAATACTACCGATGAAGATATTAATAAACCAGAAGCATTTGGTCAAAGCTGTTTGACACAAGCCGCCCAATGTTTAATACAACATATTGCTGCGGGAAGTCGTGCTTTAGTTATTGTAGACTGCGATTGCGACGGTTTTACCTCTGCCGCATTACTTATTAATTATCTTCATGACTTAGTTCCAAGTTGGGTTGAGTCAAATCTTAAATGATGGGTTCATGAAGGAAAACAACATGGACTAAATGATTGTATGGATTATATTAATTCACACACTTTTGATTTGGTATTAATTCCTGACGCTGGATCTAACGATTATGAAGCCCATGCCGCACTTAAAAAGAAAAATATTGATACAATAATATTAGACCACCACTTAGCTGATAAATTAAGTGATGATGCTATTGTAATTAATAATCAATTATCTGATTATCCTAATAAAGAATTATCAGGTGTAGGTGTAGTATATCAATTTTGTAGATATATAGATGAAAAAATGAAAACTCATTTTGCAGATTATTATTTAGATTTAGTAGCATTAGGTCTTACTGGAGATATGATGTCATTAACATCAATAGAAACAAAACATTTGATTATGAAAGGCTTTGAACCTGAAAGTATTCACAATCCATATATTTATGAAATGTGGCAAAAGAATAAGTTTAAACTAGGTGAACATATAACTTCAATAGATGCAGCATTTTATATAGTTCCTATGATTAATGCGGTTCAACGTAGTGGAGAAATTGAAGAAAAAGAATTATTATTTAAGGCTATGTTAAAACATGAGGCTTTTGAAATGATCCCATCTAATAAGCGTGGACATGCTTCAGGTGAAATGGAAAGATTAGTAGACCAAGCAGTTCGTATGTCTACAAATGTTAAAAATAGACAAACAAGAGAACAAGATAAAACAATGGAAGAACTAGAACTTTTAATAGAAGATTTAGGTTTGTTAGACCATAAAGTTATATTATTTACTCTTGATAATAAAGAATTAAATAGAAATATTGCGGGATTAATTGCAAATAAAATTGCTAATAAATATCAAAGACCTTGTTGTATATTAAGTAAAACCTTAGAAATCGACCCTGGACATACAACTATGTTACAAAATGGAACTGAAGTTTTTGTAACTAGTGCTAGTAGAGTACTATATCAAGGTAGCGCAAGAGGATATGAAGCAACAGGTGTAACTAATTTTAAAACTATATGTGAGGCGGCTGGGGCTGAATGGTGCCAAGGTCATGAAAATGCATTTGGTATGTGTCTTGCGGAAGATCAGATCAAAAGATTTTTAAGTGAGACCGATGCTGCATTAGCAGACATCTCAGCAGAACCTATATATTATGTAGATTATATTTACAATGGCGCAGATGTTCAAGCAAACGACATTTTAACTATTGCTAATTTAGGTAATTTATGAGGAAAAGACTTTGATGAAGCCCTTGTGGCTGTTGAAAATTTAAAAATAAGTAAAGATATGATAACTGTATATAGAAAAACAGGGAATACATTAAAAATATCTTTACCAAATAAAATAAGTTTAATGAAATTTAATGCAACTGATGAAGAATGTTTCAAATTAGAAAATTTTGAAGGAGCATATTTATCATTAAATATTGTAGGAAAATGTAATCAAAATGAGTGAATGGGGAATATATCTCCACAGATATTTATAGAAGATTATGAAATTACCGGTTCAGGAAAATATCTCTTTTAATTGATTTTATTAAATAAAAATGATATAATATAAATATATGAAAAGAGATGATAATATTGAATAATAATAATAATATAAATAGAAATTTTGATATATTAGATTTTTTATCTTTAATTAGTTTCTTTGCTCAAATGAAAAATATGAATGATGATGATATTGCCGCTTTAAAAAATAACAAAGTAATTCAAGCAGTTGCAAATGAAGTAGATAAATTACATAAAGAGAATGATAATATTATTAACTATTTAAAAAGAGTAGATGATGATGAGCAAAAAATTATAAGGAGATTAGATAGTCTAATTACTATATTAGAAAGGAGACTATAAATGGAACTTAATGACAAACAAAAGCAAGGTTTAGATATAGCAGTAGATAGATATAAACGAAAAGAACGTTACACAGTTATATCTGGATATGCGGGAACAGGTAAGTCGACACTAGTTAAATTTATAGTCGCCGCTTTACCTAATATCAATCCAGATGAAGATGTTATATATACATCTTTTACAGGTAAAGCAACACAAGTTTTACAAAAAAAAGGTAATAAAAATGTAAGCACATTACATAAATTATTATTTGAAAGTATCCCTAAACCAGATGGAACTTTCTTTCGTAAGCCTGTAGAGTTTATACCATATAAAATAGTTATAGTAGATGAATGTAGCATGGTACCAAAAGAACTTTTACAACGATTAATTAAATATAATGTTCATATTATATGTTTAGGAGACCCAGGCCAATTGCCACCAATAAATAAAAATGAAGATAATCATTTGCTAGACCATCCGCATATATTCTTAGATGAAATTATGCGTCAAGAAGCGGAAAGTGAAATTATTAATTTAACTATGGATATAAGGGCGGGAAAACCTTTAACTCGTTATCAAGGAAAAGAAGTTCAAGTTTTAAATAAAGATGAATTAACAACAGGTATGCTATTATGGGCAGACCAGATAATTTGTGCAAAAAATGAAACTAGAATAGCTTTAAATAATCAAATGAGAGATTTGCTTGGTAGAAGCGGAGGTCCGCAAGACGGAGATAAAGTTATTTGTTTAAAAAATAATTGGGATATATATTCAGTTAATGATAATCCTCTTGTTAATGGAACTATTGGATATTTAAAAGATAGTTTTAGTACATATATTAATTTACCTAGACAAATAACTAGTGATGGACAGCCAAAAAAATTAGATATATTAACCGCTAATTTTATATCGGATACAGAAGAAGATTATGGCATATTAAATATGGATAAACAATTAATCACTACTGGAGTCCCAGGTTTAGATTGGAAAACAAGTTATAAGATGGGTAGAAATTGGAGATTTCAAGATAAAATTCCAGACCAGTTTACTTATGGTTATGCCATTACCTGTCATAAATCACAAGGTTCAGAATGGGATAACGTACTTGTTATAGAAGAAGGCTTCCCTTTTGAAAAAGAAGAACATAAACAATGGTTATATACAGCTGCGACTAGGGCTGCTAAAAAACTAGTTATTATAAAGAAAGATTAGAGGAGAGATTTTAATGAATAAAAAATATAAATTTGATAGACTAATGTTTGATAGATACGCAGTATGGTATATGGAAACACCAAAAGATAAAAGTAAATTAGGAGTATGGAAAATTATAGATTGCTTCCCTGGAACTAGACCAGCTAAATTTGCTTTTAGATGGAAAGTAAAAGGTAAAGATAAAACACAAGAGCAATTAGATGAACAAATATTAAGTAATGCTACAAGAAACTTTTACAAACCTACTAATGTATTTCGCGGAAACCGCTCAATGGAGAATCAGACTCAGAGTAGAGCTGCATAATCCGGTCAATCTAAAAGAGGTGAAAAAATGAAAATAAGAACATCATATTTTTATCAAATTCGCAATTTTACACGCAATATGATACCTATTTCCACTGCAATATGAGACCCAAAGTGGTTTCATGCATTCACCGGAGATTATTTCTATCTATTTAAAGATAAAAGGGATATATTAAATGGTTTGCGTATAGAACCTATTATTGAACAAGGTAGACAGTCTAACCATGGCCCAGATATATGTCCATGTGAAACTAAAGACTATAACACTTGTTCTTTTTTGCGTCAGTATCGTGAAAATTTAGAAAAAATAGATTTTGATAAAATGATGGCGGATATGGAAGATTTAGCTAATCGCTATGCTATTGCTAATAAAATAAATGAAGAAATTATAATAGTCCTTATAGTATATGAAACTCCAACTAACCCATGTAGTGAACGTAAACCATTACAAGATTTCTTTAATGCACATGGAGTAGAATGTAAAGAGTTAGATTATCCGATTAATAGCCTAGCTTCAATCAAGGACGAACCATTTGATTTTTAAGAAAAATAATGATATAATATATATAGATAAAGTGAAGGAGGAATGATAATATGGATTGGAGTAAAAGGTTTGAAGTACATAGTCATACACATTATAGTAATTTAAGATTATTAGACTCCATTAATCGTCCTAAAGATTTAATCAATCGAGCAATAGAATTAGGATTAGCTGGTATTGCAATTACAGACCACGAAGCATTATGTTCACATCCTGAGATTAATTTTTATCAAAAGGAAATAGAAGAAAAAAATCCTGATTTTAAAATTGCTTTAGGAAATGAAATATATTTAACAGATACTCGTGATATGGGACAAAGATATTATCACTTTATTTTAATTGCAAAAAATAAAGAAGGTCATAGAGCTTTAAGAGAATTATCTTCAAGAGCTTGGATGAACAGTTATTGGGATAGAGGTCTTGAAAGAGTTCCAACTTTAAAAAGTGATTTAGAAGAAATATTATCAAAGTATCCAAATAGTTTAATAGGAACAACCGCTTGTTTAGGTGGAGAATTAAGTGTTAACACTTTAGCATTAATTAACGCAGAAAAAACAGGAGATACAAATGGTGCGGCAACCGCACATAATAACATAGTAAACTTTTTATTATGGTGTAAAGAAGTATTTGGAGAAGATAATTTTTATATAGAATGTGCGCCAGGAGCTAGCCGCGATCAAGTGTTAGTAAATAAAAGATTTCCTGCTATTGCAAAAGCATTTGATTTAAAAATGGTTATAGGTTCAGATGCACACTATCTTAAAAAAGAAGATAGATATGTTCATAAAGCATATCTTAATAGTAAATTTGGTGAACGTGAAGTAGATGAATTTTATGAATTTGCATATCTTCAAGATAATGAAGAAATAAAAGAAAATTTATATGCATCAGAGTTTAGTGATGAATTTATAAATGAAATGTTTACAAACAGTTATAATATTTATAATAAAATAGAAAAATTTAGTTTAGCACATAATCAAACTATTCCAAAAGTAGAAGTAGAAGATTATCCAAAAGAAATAAGAAGAGAATTTGAAGTTGGTTATCCGATATTAGCGGAAATGCTTAACTCAGATGATAAAGTTGAAAGATATTGGATAAATAAATGCTTAAAAAGATTACAAAAATTAGATTTATATAATGAAACTTATTTAGATAGACTTGAAGAAGAAGCAGATATAAAAAAGACAATAAGTGAAAAATTAGGAACTAATATGTTTAGTTATCCTGTGACTTTGGAACATTATGTTAATTTATTCTGGGAATGCGGAAGTATGGTAGGTGCAGGTCGTGGTTCAAGTTGTTCAGGATTAAATCATTATCTTTTAGGTATAACTCAACTTGACCCAATTAAATGGAACTTACCGTTCTGGAGATATTTGAATAAAGAACGTGTTGAATTAGGAGATATAGATTTAGATTTATGTCCAAGTAAAAGACCAAGAATTTTAAATGAAATTAAAAAAGAAAGAGGTCAAAACTTTAATAAGGATATAGATGATTTAAGTAGAAAAAATTTAGGTTGTACTTTAATAGCAACTTTTGGAACTGAAGGAACTCGTTCAACAATTTTGACAGCTTGCCGCGGTTATCGTAGTGCAGAATATCCTGATGGTATTGATGTTGATACAGCACAATATTTAAGTTCATTAATTCCAAGTGAGCGTGGTTTCTTATGGTCATTAGATGATGTTATAAATGGTAATGAAGATAAAGGTAGAAAACCAATTAAAATGTTTATTAATGAAGTAAATACATATCCAGGATTGTTAGAAATAATGGAAGGTATTGAAGGTTTAGTTAATAAACGTAGTAGTCATGCATCAGGAGTAATATTATTTGATGAAGACCCATATGAATTTGGAACATTTATGAGAACTCCAAAAGGTGAAGTTATAACAGCTTATGATTTACATATGTGTGAAGCTTGTGGTATGACTAAATATGACTTTTTAGTAACAGAAGTTCAAGATAAATTATGTGAAGCAATTAGATTATTACAAGAGTATAATGAAATAGATAGTTCTTTGACATTAAGAGAAGTTTATGATAAATATTTTCACCCAAATGTATTGCCTATTGATAATCAAGAAATATGGAAAGCACTTCAAGAAAATAGTGTATTAAATATCTTCCAGTTTGATAGTGAAGTAGGTTCTCAGGCGGCAAAGAAAATTAAACCTAAATCAATGTTAGAAATGGCGGATGCAAATGGTCTAATGAGACTTATGACTGCAGAAAAAGGGCAAGAATCTCCAATGGAGAAATATATTAAGTTTAAAAATGATATATCATTATGGTATAAAGAAATGAGAGAATATGGATTAACTCAAGCAGAACAAAAAACATTAGAGCCATATTTTAAAAGTTCATATGGAGTACCACCTAGCCAAGAGCAGTTAATGAGAATGTTAATGGATGAAAATATATGCGGATTTACTTTAGCAGAAGCTAACGCCGCACGTAAGATAGTTGGTAAAAAACAAATGAGTAAAATTCCTGAATTAAGAGATAAAGTTTTAACACAAGCAAAGTCATCTTGTTTAGGACATTATGTATGGGCATGCGGAATCGGACCTCAAATGGGTTATTCATTTAGCGTTATTCATGCTCTTGCATATTCATTTATAGGTTTTCAAACTATGTTTATAGCAACTAATTGGAATCCGATATATTGGAACACAGCATGTTTAATCGTTAATAGTGGTGGACTTGAAGAAGAAAGTGACTTTGAAGAAGATGACGATGGATATGTTGTAGAAAAGAAAGAAAAAGCAACTGATTATGGTAAAATTGCAAAGGCTATTGGAGATATAACATCAAGAGGTATTCAAGTTAGTTTGGTTGATATTAATAAGTCAAGTTATAGTTTTAAGCCAGATGTTGAAAATAATGAAATATTATTTGGTATGAAAGCATTAAGTAATATAAATGGCCCAACAATAGAACAAATAATAAGTCATAGACCATATGCGGGAATAGCTGATTTTATGTCAAAATGTCCATTAAATAAAAGTGCAATGTTTAGTCTAATAAAAGCTGGAGCTTTTGATAAATTAGAAAAAACTTGGGCTGAAGAACTTCACACTACCGCACGTAACGTAACAATGATATATTATATATCTAAAGTATGTGAAGCAAAGAAAAGAATAACTTTACAAAATTTTAATGGATTAATTCAACATGATTTGATACCCGCAGAATTAGATTTACAAAAGCAAACTTATTTATTCACAAAATATTTAAAAGCAAATAAAAAAGTTGGTAAATATTATGTGTTTGATAATGTTTGTGAAGAATTTTATAATAAGCATTTTGATTTAGACCAGTTAGAAGTAATTAATGGATTAACTTGTATTTTACAAACTAATTGGGAAAAAATTTATCAAAATGTTATGGATAAAGCTAGAGATTGGGTTAAAGATAATCAGGCGGAAATTCTTAATAAATTTAATAATATGTTATTTAAAGAGTGCTGGGATAAATATGCAACAGGAAATATCAGTTCATATGAAATGGAAGCGTTATGTTTCTATTATCATGAACATGAATTAATAAATGTCAATAATGATAAATATGGTATTGTAGATTTTAATGAATTAGCATCTAATCCTGTTATTGATTACTTCTTTAAAAGAAATGGTAGGGATATTCCTATTTATAAGATATATAAAATTGTTGGAACTGTAATTGGAAAAAATGATAATCGTTCATCTATAACATTATTAACTCCAACAGGTGTCGTTAATGTTAAGTTTACAAAAGAATATTATGCAATGTTTAATAGACAAATTAGTGAACTTGGCGATGATGGAGTTAAGCACGTAGTTGAAAAAGGTTGGTTCACAAGAGGAGTTAAATTATTAGTTGCGGGTTTCCGTAGAGATGATACTTTTGTAGGAAAAACATATAAAAATAATGGTTTTCATCAATTATATAAAATAACTGAAGTATATGATAATGGAGATATTAAATTAACTCATGACAGAGAAGGGTTAGAAACTGAATAATTCTAACTCTTTTTCTACCCTTAACCAGAATAGTTTAATCTATTAAAGAAAATTTTAAAATAAATTAAAAGGTTAAATCCTTTAAAATAATTAAATAATTAAGGAGGAACTTATGAAGGTCATTAAAAGAGACGGTCGTATTGTAGATTTTGATGCGACAAAAATCGAGAGAGCTATTCTCGCAGCATTCCAAGATGTAGATGGAAAAATCACTCCATATGCAAAAGAAAAAGCTGAAAACATAGCAAGTTATATTGAAGGGTATTATTTAGATGTAGATGAAACACCTGGAATTGAAGAAATTCAAGATTTAGTTGAAAAAGGTTTAATGTCAACTAAAAGAAAAGATGTTGCTAAAAATTATATCCTTTATAGAGAAGAAAGAACAAAAGTAAGAAATGCTAATAGTAAATTGATGCAAAATATTAAAGAGAAAATTGAAGCCTCAGATGTACAAAATCAAAATGCTAATGTTGATGAACATTCATTTGGTGGCCGTATGGGAGAAGCTAGATCTGAATTAATGAAAGATTATGCTCTTAATTATATTGTATCTCCTATGGCAAGAGAAAATCATTTAAATAATGAAATTTATATTCATGATTTAGATGCATATGCTGTTGGTATGCATAACTGTTTAACTATCCCTTTTGATAAATTATTAGCAGAAGGTTTTAATACTAGACAAACAGATGTAAGACCAGCTCGTTCAATTAATACTGCATTTCAATTAGTGGCAGTATTATTCCAATTACAAAGTTTACAACAATTTGGCGGAGTTAGCGCGAGTCATTTAGATTGGACTATGGTTCCATATGTAAGACTTTCATTTAGAAAACATTTCAACGATGGACTAAAATATATATGCAACTATGATTTTGAATATGATAAAAGATTTGAAAATGTATCTATCGAAGATGAAAGATATAAAACATATCCAAAAGCATACCAATACGCTTTGGATATGACTGAAAAAGAGCTAATGCAAGCTGTGCAAGGAATGTATCATAATTTAAATACATTACAAAGTAGAAGCGGAAACCAATTACCATTTACTTCAATTAATTATGGAACTTGTACTTTACCTGAAGGTAGAATGGTTACAAAAGCATTACTAGAAGGTTCTATTGAGGGCGTTGGTAAAGTTAGAAAAACTCCAATATTCCCATGCGGTATCTTTCAATGTATGAAAGGTGTTAATCGCAAACCAGGAGATCCTAACTACGATTTATTTAAATTAGCACTTAAATCAACAGCTCAAAGATTGTATCCTAACTATGTTAATGTAGATTGGTCTGTTAACAAAGGTTACGATATTAATGACCCTAAGACATATGTTTCAACAATGGGATGTAGAACATATAATGGTGCAGATATCAATGCAGAGCCTGGAACTAATCCTCAAACAAAGGATGGCCGCGGAAATATTTGTCCTGTTACTATTGTAATGCCAACCATTGCTATGAAAGCTAAAGAAATGTATAACAAACAAACTGGAGATATTATTGAAAATTTAGATTCTATTTTCTTAACATTATTAGATACTAAAATTCATGAAGCTAGAGATATGTTATTAGAAAGATATCATTGGATTATAAATCAATCACCTGAGAGTGCTAAATTTATGTATGAAAATAATATTATGCTTGGTTATGATGGAAAAACAATAGAAAGTGCTATGAAACATGGAACTCTTGTAATTGGTCAAATTGGTTTAGCAGAAACATTACAAATCTTAATTGGTAAAGACCATACTACACCAGAGGGAATGGAATTAGCAAAAAGAATTGAACAATTATTTAAAGATAGATGTGCTCAATTTAAAAAAGAATTACATTTAAATATTGGAGTGTATTACACACCTAAACTATTCGGATTGGGTGTCGCATAAGTGATTATGTGAAAAAATAAACCTTACTAAACGGGCAAGCGTAATAAGCTGGTAAGAAAGACTAAACTGCGGAAATACGCAGCAGGTTAATCCCGTAGGATAAAATTATTAAAAAATATTGGACAGAACTGCGAAGTTGTGTATAGTAATTTTTCATATATTAATGAAAGGAGATATACACAATGGCAAAAAGAAAATTATTAGATAAATTAATAGATAGAAGTAAAATTAAAGAAGAGATGGTCTTAATTAATGGTAGTGATACAGATTATATTACACCATCTGGAGAAGTTTACAAAGATTATGGAGAAAATAAATTTTTTCATAAAGCTCAATGACTTAACCATGGATATTGGTACACTGGAGTTACTTATAAAGGAAATGTTTCCAAACAAAAAAGAGTCCATATCTTAGTTGCGGAAGCATTTGTACCAAATCCAAATAATTATCCTATTGTAATGCATATAGATAATAATAAAGAAAATAAACATTATACAAATTTAAAATGAGGAACCGTATCTGAAAATACTAAAGATGCATATGAACAACTTGGCTTTTTAGAATGAAACACTAAAAGTTGAGATGACAGTCAATCTATTCATGTTTGTAGCTTTGATTTACAAGGCAATTTGATAAAAAAATATGGTTCAGTAGGAGAAGCTTCTAGAGAATTAAATGTTACTAAAACTACTATATTAAATCAATGCAATCATAAGGTTAAAACAAAACCTCGATGTGGTTATTGATTTAGATATCTGTCCGAATATGAAAAAGATGGTTTTGTTCTCTAACGACTATCGAAAGTATAATTTAGAAGAAAAATCTAAATGAATAAATGAGTAGAGTAGCGCGGACGTCGATTAAAGATTCTTAATCGCGATCGCCGCAAAAGGTAAGGCTCTTATTATTTGGTAATAGAATAATAAGATGATAATATAGTCTAATCCCCTAATAAATATCGGGAAACCGAGGGTGCAAATGGCCGAAAACATGTGTTATACTTCAATGAAAAAATTTAAAAAACAATATGGAATTATTCCTAATGTAAGTGATAGAGAATATTTTACAAATAGTATTCATGTTCCTGTATGGAAAGAAATGAGTCCTTTTGATAAAATAGATATTGAAAGTCAATTAACTGGCTATAGTAATGCTGGATGTATTACATATGTAGAATTAGAGGGTGGAGTTAAACATAACTTAGATGCTCTTGAAGAAATAATTAATTATGCTATGGATAAAGATATACCTTATTTTGCAATTAATGTTCCAAATGATACTTGTTTAGATTGCGGTTATACTGACGAATTCAATGATAAATGTCCAATGTGCGGAAGCGAACATATACAACAACTTAGACGTGTTACTGGATATTTAACAGGAGATTATAAAACTGCATTTAATTTAGGTAAACAACAGGAAACTGAACAAAGATATAAACATTCTAAAAAACTGGAGAATTGGAATGATTAGAGTTGCAGGTATAAATGGTAACGATGTAGTTAATGGAATAGGAGTAAGCGTTAGTTTATTCCTTCAAGGTTGCCATTTTCATTGTAAGGGCTGTCATAATCCAGAAGCTTGAGATCCTAATGGCGGAGAGATTTGAGATTGAAATGATTTAATTAATCATATCATTGAATTAATTTCCGCAAATGGAATACAAAGAAATTTAAGTATATTAGGGGGAGAACCTTTAGATACTTATGATAAAAGAGATTTTATAAAATTACTATTAAAAGTAGTGAAAAATAAATTCCCAAATATTAAAATCTGTTTATGAACAGGATATACTTTATCTCAATTAAGAGAAGATACTAATTTAATTGGGGTTGGGGAAATATTAACAAATATAGACTATTTGATTGAAGGCCCTTTTAAACTTAAAGAACGCGACATAACATTAAAATGGCGCGGTAGCCGTAATCAAAATATTATAAATATGAAAACAGGAGAGATAGAAAATGATTAACTTTTTAAAAATATTCTTTCCAGCATTAATGGTTACAGGAGCTCTTGGTAGTTTAATTTTAAATATAGTTACTAACAAAGCTGAATGACCTGTTTCATTGCAATGGTTTGGAGCAGCATTATTATATACAGCATTATTATTTAGAAATAAATAGCAAAGGAGGTTAAGTAAGAACAAAATTACTTAACCTCTTTTTTTGTTATATTGATAGGAAGGTGTAACAAATGCGAGAAATTACAAAAGAAATGATTAAATTATATAATATTAAAAAATTAGGTTATGATTTTATGGGGTACACTTTTAGAAATGTTAATGAATTAAGTTTTCATCATTTAATAGTCCCTCATAGAGATTGTAAAAGAGAAGGTCTTGGAGAAGGATACTTATTATGAAATGGTGCAATTCTTAAACAAGAGACTTCTCATGAATATCTACATACTATTGAATTATATGATAGAGAATTATTTTTACGAATAACAAAATATATGATACAAGAAAATGAAAATATGAAAATTGATATAGATAATTTAAAAAGAATAAGAGAATTACTTTTATATTTTGAAGCTGAACATTTAAATGATACAAACAAAAAAGGTAAGAAATTAATTAAAAGAAGTTATTTAACAGACCGCATATCTTTATAATTTTGACTTTTTTTAAAAATAATGATATAATATTTATATAAGAATGAAAGGAAGAGTGTAAATGATAAAAAGAATATTAAACTATAGAAATGAAGAAGATAAAGAGATACTTTCTCAAAAGAGTGAAATAGTAGAAAATATAGATGAAGTAAAAGACCTTATTCAAGATTTAAAAGATACATTACACGCAATTCCAGATGCAAAAGGACTTTCTGCAATTCAATTAGGAATTAACAAAAGAATATGTATTTGTTCATGGGGCGGCGATGAGGTGCTACTTATAAATCCAGTCATTACGCGTAGCCGCGGAGAACAAGAATATTTAGAAGGTTGTTTAAGTGTGCCTGGAGTATATAAAAAAGTAACTAGATTTCAAAAAGTATGGTGTTCATATTTAGATGAAAATGGTGAACAACAAGAAATAGCACAAGGTGGTCGTATGAGCGATATTATTCAACATGAGCTAGACCATTTTGAAGGCGAATGTAAATTATATAATGAATAAGAAAGAAGGTACTCAAATGGCAGAGATGAAAATTAAAGGTCTGAAAATGTTTTATTCGACATCAGAATTAACTATCATCGACAGCTATCAAATTCATAATATCAAAAAAATGGAAGTTATTTTGACAGAGGCTTTAGAAAAGGCTGAAAATTATATAACTAATAGAAATATGAACTCTCTAATTAATGAATGGATAGCTCATAATGTATTTTATAAATTACATTTATTTAGAAAATATACTAAAGATTGTAATTTTAAAAAAACACAAAATAGAATATTAAGTATTGTTTATTTTATTTTAAGTATGCCTACTAAAATAAAATATAATATAAAAAAATTTAAAAACAATAGAAAAATAAAAAAGCAAGAAAAAAATTATAAAAATTATATAAAAGAACATCAAGAAAATGTTAGAAAAGCATTTGAAGAAATTAAAGAAAATCCTGTTATATATCAAAGATACAGTGGTGAAATTTTAGATGCTCTATGAGGACGAGTTTTAATTCACGATAAAAGTAAATATTCTGAAGAAGAGTTTATACCTTATAGAAAAAATTTCTATCCAATAAATGCCGAAGAAAAAGAAGAAAACAAACCAGATTTTGATAAAGCCTGGGAGCATCATTGGAAAAACAATTCTCACCATTGGCAATATAGAAAAAATAAAACTTCATTTGATAAAAATAATAAAGAAGAAGTTCTTGATGTTTTAGAAAATATATTAGATTGAATTGCTATGGGATATAAATTTAATGACCGCCCATATCAATATTATGAAAATAATAAAAATAATATAACATTATGTAAAGATGAAAGAAAATATTTAGAAGATTTGATATATAATGTTATTGATATTGACTATATACAAAAGGAGGATTCAAACGACAATGGAACAAGAGAATAATGAAAAAAAAGAAATAGAGTTTGGAACTCTTTATGATATAAATAAAAACATAGTAAAACAAAATGAAATAAAATTAAGTGAAGGAGTTTTAAATAGTAAAAAACAAATTGTTACTGATTTTATTAAAAAATGTAATAACTATTATTATATGTTATTATGCAACGAAAGAAAAGATTATACTGTATTCCGTTGGGTTAATATATCTAATGATGATGATGCAAAAGAGATTGCTCAAATACTAGTTGATGAATGTTTAACTAATAGAGGCGAAATCCGCGGAATTGATTTAACAAAAACTAAAGATGCTATTGAAATATGGATGGTAATAGATAATGAAGCCTATGTGTATTACTTCTTCCCATATGATAATGCAATAATAGAGGTAGGAGGATTTTAATAATGAAAAAAATTGTTAGTGTTATTAAACCATTTGTAGTAAACCAAAATGTTTTTGTTTAT